TAATTGATATAGAAGAAGCTAATAATCCCAAAGGGGCAGTTAGAAAAGGTGATTTAAAGGAATATTATTGGCTAAAGAAAATATCTGTTTCCAAAAACTCGATGAGAATATGTATATACAATGATTATAATGGAGATTTGGCATTAGATGCTGATTTTCCAACAGTAAATTTCAACGATACAACATTAAACGATATTCGTATTTTTGAACCATGCTATTTAGTCTTGTATAATGGCCATACTGTTGAACCCTCAAAAATTTATGGCGGATATCTGAAATAATCCTAATATCTGACATCTAAGTATAGATAAGTCGTGATAATCAAGATTGTTCAATAAAAATTGCGAAGGTAGAAAGAATGTTCAGCCTTCGCAATTACAGCCTAAGCAAAAGAAGCAACAAAATTGAGAGTGTAAAATAAACTGTGTCAGACTATCACAATTATAGTTTAACACAGTTTATTTGCATTTTATCCTTTCTTCTTCAGAACATAGTTCTTCCCATCCTCCGCTTACTTGTCTATGTATGATGCTACAAAATAGACAATCGAGAATATTGTGTACAGCAGACAGGGCAAGAATATCCAAAGCAAAGTCTTTACCCACCTTCTTACAAGTCACCCTGCGCTAATCTTGATTCTATAGACACAAAAAGACCTGAATGCTATAATAGCAGACAGGTCTGATTTTAGGTAATAGAAAAAGTTTGTTCTATTGAGTCAATAGTACCACTCCAAATCTATTGGCTTCTTTGGGTAAGAATTGCTCAATGCCACCTAAACTTGTAGCTTTCATGGCATCTTTATCAACACCTCGTTTTATCAATTGTTTACAGATGTACTTGGCTCTTTCAATACTCAGATGGCGATTTCGCTTATCTGAGCCAGTTGCTTTGTCAGCTGCTCCCGATATATGAATGGTTAAGTTTTGTTCTTTTGCAATCTTTGCAATCTCATCAAGATTGACCAACTGTGTTTTGTCCACCAATTTTGCTGTGTTCAACTTGAAATAGAAGTAAATGGGAACACCTATGGTTACTTTTGTCTTCTGTGATAGACTATCCAAAGAACTATCATTGTTCTCATTTCCTAACGACATTCTATAACGGAGGGAGTTAAGACCACTATAGTTGTTCTTGTCTGTGGATTGTGCTTCGATATTGTTGTTAGCATTGGCTTGTTGTGAGTGTTCCGCATACTTCTCCATAAGAAAGTTGTTTTGGTTGATGTACGGACGAGCATCAACGACTTTTTTCCATCCTCTCTTGCTTATGGTGTACGATAAACCGATAGAGGCACTGACCAAGTGGTCACCAAATCGGCTTGACGTACCGACACAATCGAAGTTTTTCATTGTTGTCATACCACTGATTTCACCGACAAGATGAAGACGGTCGGCAAGGAGATAACGAAACTCAACACCATAGCTGAAAGCAAACGGATGGTTGCCGGAAGGAGCATTGTCCGTTAGAAAATAACCAGGAGTGTTTGAAGAGTTGCGTATCATACCGACACCGATGTAAGGAATTACATCAAATTTCGACAAACCATACTCGTTGCACTGCAGGTTGTGCGTGAGATTATACATGAAGTCTGCATGAACGAACTGGTACTTCATAGACTGTAAGTTTGCGTTCTTGAATTTAATCCCTTGATAACCAATTCTGCCACCGACGGCAGGAGTGAACCACTTACCAACACCGATTTGCAACACCAGCATAACACGGTCGAAAAGATCTCCACACCCTATAGGAGTGCCGATGAAAGCGGAGGTTCCTCCTTTTGCTTCCACGAACCAATTGTTATCCCAACCAGTAGTTGATGTTATACCGTCAAGGTAAGATGGAGTTAAGGGAACAAGTAACTCGGCTTTGTCCCTTGCTTCAATTTGGCATCGTTGCTGTGCCGTTACAATACTGTCTCTTGCCATAGACACCATAGATGTCAGGCTGAGCAGAAACATGAATACATACTTCTTCATAATTTGAATTTGATTGTTTTACTTTCTTCTGTTATCTCTTTAGTTTTGACACCTTGAACCCCATTTCTTTGAACTTCTGTCTCCATTGCTGGCAGATTGGGGCATTCTTGGTGTGTTCGTTGAACTCTTGCGCAGAGTTGTGCAACTGTTGTTTTTGCTTTGGCGTTAACCATTCTGGAGAGTTTTGCCGCTTCTCCGATGGTAAGACACCTGATTTCTGATGCAATTCCATATTTTCTTAAATCTTGGTCTGTAATACCCGATGCCTTTAGTCTTTCGATAAGGCTGTTGTCTATTCTTATATCTTTGAGTTTGCCGAAACTGCCATGTCCGAATGTGGTCATCATCACCACATTACCACCCTTGCTTTGTATGTAGTCCCTCATATCCCGAAGTTCGGCACCTGATGTGATAAAATCATCCACAAGGATATAGTCTACCCCTTTCTTGACCTCACCTTCAAAACGTACACGTTTGCTAATCCTTGATATGTCAGAAGCATTGGTGTGGGAGACATCTGTGACCGCAATGATATTATGCTCTACGTTCATCCCTATTGCCGAAAATTTTGCAGCGTAAGCAGCCGGTATCATATTGACCTTGCTGTCTTGCATCTTGTGATTATAAGCAATATGGGCGTTGGGATAGCATCTTGCAATAGAGCAAACCTTATCGTCCTTAACCAAGTCGTTGACCAAACGTAACGCTGCATCATAATCTCCATGTTTTGCTGCATGGAAATCAGGATGTTTGCGTGCTATAGCAGAACTGGTATGATTGATAACAGCAGGGAAATAGTTACCCCAAGCCATCCCTTCTGGCATATTGTCTTTCTGCTGTAACATATATATCGCTGTACTCAAATCAACTTCTATTGGTGTATTTCCAAGATACATCTCTACTCCTTTTTCTTCTGATATTGTGAACAACACTTCTAATTTAGGGTTCGGCTCATATATTTTAACGATGAAATCGGGGCTGTTCGGTGCTTCTTGCTGCTACCTCCTCATGTTGGACTTGTGGTTTGGTTTGCTCTTGTGTAGACTGATTTTCTTGATTTGACACAGTCGGTCTCTCAGCCTTGTTACCAAAAACAGGAGTGAAAGCCTTGTTCTTTTCACGGATGTCCGAGAAATCAGCCTCCCAACCGTCTCGTTCAAGACGCTGCGCCACAGCATCAAGCCTCTGACTGATGAATGAGGAAGAACGCTTGACATCCATTAAAGAGGTCTTGATGAAATTGGGGTCTTCCTTCAGACTGTCAAGCCAAGACTTCAAGTAAGCGGCGCTGTCGCTTTTTACATGCTTCTCCATTCCGTACTGTGAAGAGACAAGTGCGGCTGTAAGCTCTGCGACAAGTTCTTCCTTTGCGTATGACTCACTTCCAAAGGTGGAGCCAGAAACCAATCGGTTCAAGCGGTTTTCAGAACCTGAGGCATGGCTCATCTCATGTAAGAGATTGCTGTAGAAGGACTCACCATCTATGAACTGTGCCTTTTCGGGAATGACAATCTCGTCTTTACTGATGCTATAATAGGCATTGTCCCCATGAATGGGCTTTATGGGACATACATAGAGGTCTTTCTCTATCATGGCATCCAAAGCAGGGAAATCAACCATACCTTCTGTGGTGCGCAGACTCTGCCCAACGGCTTCATCCTTGAACTTTTGATACATCTCTGGACGTGCTTCTTTGAGATTGGTCTGGTCGAGATTGAAGACGTTATAAACCTGTAACTTTGGGTAGACATTGTAGTTATTCCTCTCGTCTTGAGTGAGCTGCTTATAATCGTCGTACTTGATGTGCTCTTTTGTTTCTTTATGTACACATGTGAATGTGGTCAGCATAACCGGGGTGCTCTTTTCTCCTTTGTTGATGCCAACACGAGGGAGTTTGTTGCCGTTCTCGTCAACAGCTGCCTTCTTGCCATCTTTGTCTTTTGTGAAGTTCAGACTTACAATGCGGTCAAAGGTGGCATAACGGGATGTCTGCCATCCATTCTTTTCCTGCATGAGCATCAGAACTATGCTGTTCATGCCATTGTAGTTCCGACCATTGAGGTTTTGGGGCAGTTGTGCTACTTGCGGTGAGAACCAGGGCTTCTTCCAGTCTTCCTGCAAGTTGCGGATCTTTTCAATCATAAGTTCCGCAAAGGTGTTCAAAGCGCGGTCTTCCGCACTAAGCCCATCGGTATTGTATGTATTCTTTTTCATACGCTCTGCTTTACTGTTGGGTGTTGATGTATTCGGTCATGTCATGCACACGACAAGAAAGTCTTACCACGTCATTGTAGGCTGAAACCTGCAATTCACCGGTTATGTCCACATGTGCCTTGGAGTGCATCCAATCAGGAATGATGCTCTCGACTGCTGCGCCTTTTTCTGGGAAGCGCATGAAATTAACCCATGTGCTCAGATACTCCTGTCCGTTCTTTTCCAAGGAATAGGCAGAGAACACGATGAACGGATGACCGTTCTTGTCTGTCTTCTGCTGATAGATATTCTCTTTCTTCAGATAGCCACGGAATGAGAGTGTACCTGAAATAGAGTCAAGTTCAGCCACATTCTGGACAGTTATGGTGTTGCCTGTCAGATAGAAGTTCAAATTGTCTTCTTTCTTGCGGATGTCCAAATTGCCGTTTACTGCCACACGCAGTCCTTCAACATAGGACTGCGCCTCGTCCTGCTTGGCGTTTGGAAGCGAGACAAACACATCGATGCTTTTACTTGTTGTCTTAGCATCCGTTAAAACGACTGTCATGACAAATGACAAATACGGATTGTTGTTCTTGTCTGTACGAATATTTGCGCTGCGCTTTATCGTACCTATGACATTTGCTTCTGCTTTAATCATATCTTGTAAGTTTGATTGTTATTATCTTCTTTGAATGGTCTGTTGCTGGGATTGTTGCTGTGCTTCAATCTGCTCATAATTGTTGGATGCCTGATAAGAGAATGTTATGGCATTGACAATGCAGCCAATCCTTTGTCGCTTTGTGGTATCGTCACTGTCGCTTTGAAGAATGTTGGAGATACTGTTCTTCTCTGCATTGGTCAAATCATGGGAGTATTCCTTCTTGCCATCATTAACGGCAAGAACCGCATTTCCTTTGTCATTGATGCTCAATACAGCAGACTTTAGGTTGGGGACAAAGCTGCTGATGTCAATATGACGATTGATAACAGCATCACTGACCGCTTGCATCTTTTCTTCCTTACTCTTGTTCTCCATTTGGATGGTAAGCATAAGCAATGTCATGAACATTTGCATAAGGTTTCCCAAGAGACCTTTGTCACCTCCACCTTCAATGCCGAGGGCTGCATCTTCAGAGCCGAGGAGTTTACTCATCCAGTTTTCTGGTGTTTGCTCGTCGGTGTTTACAGCTTTCGTTCCGGCTGTCATATATTCGGCAAGTATGTTCTTTCCGTTATATTGTGCCTCGATATTGAGATTGCCCTTTTGACTGATTTTAGCAAGGTAGGCAGCTGGATTGACCCATTGCAACTTATTGTCTGCCGAGACGTTAATGACACCAAAATGAAGATGTTCACCTGTGGTTCGTGTGCCGGTATTACCCGAAACACCCAACTTCTGACCAGCATTGACAGTATCGCCTTTCTTGACGGATATTTCACTAAGATGCATGTATTGCACTCTTGTTTTAGTTCCGTCTTCACGAGCATACTCCACCGTAACGGTTTTACCGCCACCAGTTGTAGTTCGATGATCGACACCGACAACCACGCCATTGTTTTCTGTGGCAAGGACATCGTCCTTATTGGTCTTGATGTCTATGCCGTGGTGTATCTGCGTTTTGCCTTTGTTTATAGGATCTTCGCGTTGACCGTAAGGTGAAGTAATGAGCATGAACTCCCTGCGCTGTACCGGCATACTGTAACTTGATTGTGGCAAATTCATTCCAGTAGCTTTGGCTTTTGCACCTTCATTGTTTGACAATGGGTTGGACTGAACACCGAACTGCTTTCCCTCGGCATTCATCTGTTGTATCACCATTTTGTCAAAACGTTGGAGCTTTGCACCTTCAATAACATCAACTAATGTGGACACATAGTTGCTATCAGACGCATAACCACCTTTCTTGATACCTGCAGCCCAACCTTTATAGTCATCATGAGATAGTTTTCTAACATATTGTTGGTACCGCTGCGCCATGAGCACCTTGGAATGGTCTTCATAGCTTTGCCCTACATTGTCATATTTCTTAAACTTCTCATTTGGCTTGTCATCGTCTGCTAGGACATAGTTCCCATTATATGTACCCTTTACACCGAAATGATTGTTGGCTGAATTTGCCAGTGGGCTTCTGCCGTCGGCAGACTCTATGATGCCCTGGGCAAGAGTTATGGATGCAGGTATGCCATATCGCCGCATCTGCTCCATAGCATACTCTGCATACCGTTCTATATATTGCTGTCTTGATGATGTCATATCATACTGCTTTATCTGTGCATACCATGACGCTCTTCTTTCTGAGCGGAGACAACTTCCTTAACCTCTTGCTTGGCTTCTGGCTTGTTTTCCTCCTGCTGTGAGGTTTTCTGTCTTGGAGATTCCAACTGGTCACAAATGGCAACTCGTTCTCCTGCTCTGATAAGCTTGGGAAGGTAAGTATCGAGGGCATGATATGGGAAACCGGCCATCTTTAACGGCTTTCCTTCCTCATCCATACGCTTGCTGTGCTTTGTGAGCGTGATACCTAAGATATTGGAGGCCTTTACCGCGTCCTCCTTGTAGGTTTCATAGAAATCACCACAACGGAAAAGCAATAATGCATCTGGGTGCTTTTGCTTCAAATCATTGTATTGCTTGATGATCGGGGGTACATTCGACATCTGCTGTTGCTGTCGTTTCTCCTCCTCGTGGTATTCACGGTGCTCATTCTCCTCATGGAGCTGAGTACCCTCCACGTCTGGAGAGATAGAACGCTTCATCTCCTCCAGTTTTCCTGCAAGGACATCAGAATACAGAATGGCTGCGAGGTGTGTCTTGTAGTCCTGCTTGTCATCTGCAAGCCACATTCTTTGCCATTGCGACTGGTTTATCTGCACGGACTTCTGCTTCTCATCACCGATGGTGGCAACAAGCAGAATTTTGTTGTCCTTTGTCTTAAAGGCATTGACCTTGCTGATAAGGTCTAACGCATCTTGTGAGGCATTGCTTCTAAAGATGTTGGCTTCCTTTTCGGGATTAGCTGCCACTACTGAGTAGTATTTCTGAGCGAACTGGGTTTTGAATTCATTCACATGAGTCTCATCATGGTCATTCTTCATCATGTCAAAATACAGGCTGACATCCTCACGACTGGGATGAACAGCAAAAGTATGGGCGTTCTCAGGCTTTGCAGCAAGTGTCCACTTGCCTTCATCGTCCTTCAACATTGAGATCTGTGTAAAGGTTGATGGAACCTTGTCGATAGGAAATTGTGAAGCCCATGCCTGTTGGCGTTTTTCAGAAGGCTTCTCGATGAGTTTGATCTTTTCTCCATTCTCAGCCTTCTTTATCATCCCAACTGTGCGGTTCACGTCATGGAGAACCTTTTGTGCCATCGTCGGATTCGCTTTCAGTTCGGAAATGATATTCGGTAACTGTTCAACGGTCTGCGGACGCATCTTCGCTGTCATGCCCAATTCAAGCATTCTGTGTGCAGACGCAAGCTCTTCTACAAGCATTTCCATATGTTGCTGTACTTCTGACGGTGTCTTTACGCCATCGACGGAAAGTCCTTCTCGTCCCAAACGTTGTGGAACTCCAGTCGCATGAACAATCTGCCGGGTTACCTCTTGCACATAGTCTGCATATGAAGGAAAATCCTTCTGAGCAGGGATGTGTAATGTGTCTTTTTTGCTATCATAATGTGCAATACCAGTGGCATCCTTGCGGATAGGGACGAGATTGTCCTTCATACTCTGGATGAATTTGTTGACATCCATTCGAAGGAGCTTTTCATCTGTCGGTCTGTTTGGTCCAAACTGCTCCACCTGCTTGGCATATTCTTCCTTATGAACATGGGACATGGTGGTTTGGTCGATGTTAAAGACCGTATACACATCCTCACGAGGATTAACCTTGTATTTTGCTTTTTCTGCATCTGCGAGAGAATTGTATTCTGCACGGCTGATTTTATCCTCCGCATTGTCTTTGTTGACGTACTGGTTGAGGTTCTGCCAAACGAAAGGGACTCCTTTCTGTCCTTTCTTAACGGCCTCACTGCGGTCATGGGTTTCATTGAACATCGTGTAGCTGTTGGTCTTGAACTCGCCATTGTCACTGTGCATGGCCATGATAAGCGCATTGACTGGAGTAATCCGTAATGTCTTGTCATAGAACTGAGGCATCGCCTTTTGCCATGCATTAAGCAAGGTGCCTCCATTCTTGTTAGCTCTTTCAAGGGCTGCAACTAAGACTTCCGCTTGTCGCTCTGCACCTGTTTTTTTGTTGATGTTTTCTTCTGCCATATTATCGTATCATTTAATGGTGTTATGCTGTTATTTTTCATTCATTTCAAGGATACCTTGGAGATGTGGATATTCACAGCCACTGTACTGAATCCAATCAATATTGTTGTCTTGAAAATATTGTCTCAGGAATTTGGTGTTTGCTTCAAAATTATCTGATGCAAAGACCAGTATACGTCTATTCTTATAGCGGTATTTCCCTTTTTTGTCCCAGAAGCGTTCTCTTAGTAAAGGGGGTAAAACGAAATGTGATAAAACCTATGATGGGATAAATCAGCGGAAATGCCTTTAAACACTGGGAGTTTGAGAGATTTGGACTGTGAACGATGACAAAAACGAAATGTAACAATCATATAACATTCATGTAACATTCAAGGAACATTTGAAGGGCGTTCAAAGGGAAAATGTAACATTGGGGACTTGTTTGGGTTCCTTTGAGGGTTAAATGGAGGTAATATGAGGGCTTTTTAGGGAGTTGGCGATAACTTTATCATCCATTCTACTTGGATGGCTCCTGTGGCTTCATATTGCCTCCTTTTTGTTTTGGACGTATAGGTTGGATATGGGCTTCGCCTTGTGGATGGTTGCGCTCCATGGGCGGTGATGTGGTTGTGGTGGCATGAATGGAACGCATTGAAGGAAGTTCCAAATTGTGAGGATATGGACGTTTGGAGGATGGTGATGTGATGCCAGAATGTGGTGAGGAAAAGGGCGAATTGCGAGCGTGTGAAGTTCCAAATAATAAATATATAGAAGTTTTTGAAAAAATACTCTTCCAAATGAGAAATATTTGGTATATTTGCAGCGGCATAGCTGAAGAGTGGCTATGCGGATGGAAAAAGGACGAACCTACGACAAAATTATAAGGCAATGACAAAGGTAATACACGTACACCTGATACATGGAAGGAAGAACTACTATTTTGGCTCTATATCAGCTATATTTGACGTTTTAACGCCTGAGCAGATAGGCTATGAGAAGAGCACGTTGCTCCACGCTGGACTGAGTGATGGAGTGCATCTGATCAACAGCAAGGCAATGATCATTCAGAGCCATCTGATACGCAGTGGCAACAAAGAATAAATGAACGTGTAAAACGCTCATTTAAAGCCATTTGAACGGCTTGTAAGCTATCTTTGAATAGTTTGCAAGCCGTTTTTGTTTTCCTCTCCCAGAGAAAAGACCTTGAAAAGTGGAAAAGACATGGTTAGAACGACACTTAGAATGACATTTAGAATGACAAAAGGTAAAACTGAAAAACGAAAAGTTATGATTAGAATGACATTTAGAATGACAAAACACGATGTAAAAATATTGTTTATAGTACGGAAATGGGATAAAAAGATAAGGAAAAACGGCAAAATTTCGGCTTTTAGCCGTGTAAAATAAGGGTAATTTCGCATTATTCGAGGGGCAAAAAACAAGTGAAAGCCCTAAATATTAAGGACTTCCACATATTTATATATAATGCGTATGCACATTTCAGAAGAAACGCCTGATGCTGCCTACAACTTCATAGATTTGTATTATGCGAGACACAGGGAACTCCTGTTCATCAAATTCCACTGTATTTAGAGGCACGAATTTGAGCATACCAGGCGTTTGGGATTTCCTCAACACTTTCACAGTCCTGAACGTGTCCAGCACAACAGCATACATTTCTCCATACTGAATGTCCTCAATGGTACATTTGTGTAATGCAATAATGTCTCCATGGGAAATTTTCGGTTCCATGGAGTGACCTGTAATGTTACACCACATTTCTGCTCTTGGGCAGATGTTAGTGACAATATTCAATGATGGTGTGGATGTTTGATCATTCTCTTGAAGGTCGAACCCACCTAAAAAGTCAACATCATAATATGGAGTTCCTTCTTGTGGGTTCATACTTACTGATAGATTTGTTTCAGTAGTAAGCATAGAACCCTTTCCACTCATTAACCATTCAGGGGACAAGTCTGTATAAACGTTTAGAATATTTTCTAATTTGTCAGTACCTATTGCTCCCTTGTTTTTAAGAGACTTTCCAAAAGAGGCATTTGACATTCCTACACTCTTTTCAAAAGCAGCAATGCTGATGCCCTTTTCATCAATATATTGTTTAATTCGTTCTAAAATCATATTCAAATTGTCTAAAAAATCAACAAAATGCACTAAGAATAGAAAATATCCTATGTTTTGTTTGGTAATAAATAGAAAATTTCCTATCTTTGCAGCGTGTTTAAAAATTGAACACGTCGCCAAAGATACAAAATATTGGCGAGAATAGAGATAAAATAATAAGAATTAACACAAAAAGGATATGAAAAAAAGAGTTATCGTGGAGCGTGGCGTTGGCAGACGTATAGCGAAGTTGCTTGGCATCACACCAGAAATGGTGAGCAAGTCATTGAACTTTGGCAAGGACTCACGTCTGGCACGTAGAGTAAGATACATTGCCATCAAAGATTTTGGTGGAGTGATAGTAGGTGGAGACAATAATGAATAAAAACGAATCGACAATGAAAGAAGATATGAACATGATCTTTGGCAAGGAGTGGAAGTGGTTCCTCAGCCTTGCGCCCATGATGAAGCTGAGAGTGGCTTGGTTTGTGGTGAGTTTCTGCCTGGTGCTTCTGTTTGTGGAGAGCTGTGGCGTGTTTGGCTTGTTAGCCATTGGATTGAATTTATGTGCGAGTGCCATTGCGTTGAAAGACGTGAATGGTGATGGTCTTGACGAATAATGGAGGAACGGAACATGAGAAGAGACAAAGGAGAAATTGATTCATGGATCTACAACGGCATCACGACCAGCATACAAGAGCAAATCATGGGGCATATGAATGCCATCCGCTCCTTGGAGGAAGAACTGGAACGCTTGAAGACGGATGACATTTGCCAAGACTTCGACATGGACAACGCTATTCGTGGCGAAAGCTTGTGGAGAAATCTTGAATTGATAGAAAAGAAGCCTTCAAGCTATACTCGAAATGATGTGCGATTTGACGAAGATCCTTGCTATGCAACACTTGACCTTGTAGTGGAGAAACTTCTGCATACACCCAAATCGCCTCTCCAGCTGAAGGGGTGTTCCATCCAGTCATTGGGTACGTCCGTGAGGTTTTGCATCTCAGGCGTAATTGACGAAAATATTTGCGAGCGAAGAGACGAACAGAATCAGCCTCATGGTCATCGCAAGAAATGCTAATAAGAATTTGTGCCATAATAGTTTGATTTTACAATAACGGTGCAAAGATACAAAAAATAATCAAGGAATGGAGTTTTACAACAAAATACTGTGTGTTACCTTCGAGGAGCTGACTGGTGGTGAAGAGCCAGTCATCAAACCGAATACTCTTGCCCAAAATGTATGCCGTGGCAACATCCAATGTGCCAGGCAGGGCAAGGGCGAAGGAAACTATGCCCTGTATGTGTATGCCTCCCTTCCCAAGAAGTACAGAATGAGATTCGTGGAGAAATATGGCGACCCGAAGGAGGTGCTGGAGCGTCAGGAGCTGAGAGACTATGTGCAGGTGGATGAAGAGGCACGCAGGTTTTATGAGTCGTTTGAATACGATTTGAACGGTGTTCAAACGAGGCTCAGCCAGAAGCTGATAGACGAATATACCCAGAACGCCAGCGTGCTGAAAATGCTCCAGGCAAGGATGAACGAGCTGCAAGCCACCACACACGCCCTTGGCGGTGGGCGAAGGAGCGACCTCTGGACGATCGTCTTCAAGCAGAGCGAGAAACTGAGGGAGGCCTTCGGACATACGCTGCCCAAGAACCTTGCCAGGCTGAAGGAGAAAATGAGCAGTTTCAAGAAGGAAGGCTATCCCTCACTGATCAGCGGCAAGATAGGCAACAAGAACACCTTGAAGATAACCGAGGAGGCTGGAAGAAGGCTGATAGCACTGAAGCGCAGCCGTGTGCCAGTAATGACCGACTCGCAGATATTCAAGAAGTTCAACGAGGAGTGTGAGAGCAATGGATGGAAGCCACTGAAAAGCATCCGCAGCCTGAAGATATGGTATGAGAGCGCAGCCGTGCAGCCACTGTGGTATGACGCAGTGCATGGTGAGCAGAAATCGCATCAGAAGTTTGACCGCAGACACAAGACGGAACTCCCACAAATGAGGGATGCCCTCTGGTATGGTGACGGAACCAAGCTGAACCTCTACTACAGGGACGATGACGGCAAGGTGAGAACCACGAGCGTATATGAGGTGATAGACGCTTACTCAGAGTGCCTGCTTGGCTTCTGCATCAGCGACAGCGAGGACTACGAGGCGCAGTACATGAGCTACAGAATGGCCATACAGGTGAGCGGACACAAGCCCTACGAAATCGTGTATGACAACCAGGGTGGCCACAAGAAGCTGGAGAACCAGGAGTTCTTCAAGAAACTGTGCCACATACACCGCACCACGACCCCATACAACGGAGCGAGCAAGACGATAGAGAACCTTTTCTACCGATTGCAGAGCCAAGTGCTTCACAAGGAATGGAACTTCACAGGACAGAACATCACCACCAAGAAGGACGTGAGCCGACCGAACCTGGAGTTCATCGAGGCCAACAAGGACAGCCTGCCCACCCTCGAAGAGCTGAAAACCCTCTACGTGGAGGCGAGGAAGGAATGGAACGAGATGGCGCACCCTGCCACTGGTGAGAGGCGCATAGACATGTATGAGCGCAGCGTGAACCCAGAGACCCCGACGGTGACAGCGAGCGACATGGTGGAAATGTTCTGGGTGCAGTGCGACAGAATGAGCACCTTCACGAGCAGTGGCATCACCATCACGGTGAAGGGACAGAAGCGAGTGTACGAGGTAATGAGCAGCCCTGGTGTGCCAGACATCGAGTGGCGAAGGAAGCACACCTACCAAAAGTTCGTGGTGAAATACGACCCCTACGACTTCACGAGCATCCGCCTGTACTGGAAGGACAAAGCTGGAGAACTGAGGTTTGAGCGAGTGGCAGAGCCATACATCGTGATACATCGTGCGATACAGGAGCAGACCGAGGGAGAGGCTCTCTTCATCCGCCAACAGCGTGAGGCAGCCGAGCAGAGCCGCATAGAGCGACAGGTGACAGCCAAGGAGATAGAGTATGCCGAGGGCGTTGCACCTGAGCAGCACGGACTACAGACACCAAAGCTGAAGGGCGTGAGCGCAGACATGCAGAGGCAGATAGACCGCAGAACCAGGAAGTACAGCCGTGAGCCTGAGGAACTGAGCATCGGCAAGGTGACCAAGAGGGTGAGCAAGCTTGACTGGGATGAAGTCTGCCAGACGGTGAAGTTTGACGACGTGAGAGCCATGGGCAAGACTTGATGGAGTGAAGAACTAAGAGTGAAGAATTAAAAAATCAAAATAAGGAAAGGAACTGAACAATGGAAATGACAAACAACGAGAAACAACTGATAGCCGACAAGCTGAGAGCCTATGTCGCCAAGTACGCCAGCCAAAACAAGGCGGTGGCGAGCATGAAGGGCACGAGCGCAGGCACAGTGAGCAACATCCTAAACGGCAAGTGGGAGAACATCAGCGAGGACATGTGGCGCAAAGTGAGCGACCAGGTGAAGTCGGTGGGCGACAAGGACGGAGGATGGCAGATCGTGGAGACGCAAGCCTTCCACGACATCACCCTGGCACTGAGAGACGCACAGGACTACAAGAACGTGACCTGGGTGGTGGGAGAAGCTGGAAGCGGAAAGACCACCACTGCAAGGATCTTTGGCGAGGAAAACAAGGAGGTGTTCTACATCCTTTGCTCAGAAGACCTGCACAAGGGCGACTTCGTGAGGGAGATAGCCACCAAGATGGGCATCCGCACCGATGGCTACACCGTGAGGGAGCTGTGGATGACAATACAGGACGAACTGATTCAGATGGACGCACCGCTCCTGGTGTTCGACGAGGCAGACAAGCTCATAGAAAGCGTGTTCCAGTACTTCATCAGCCTCTACAACAAGATAGAGGACAAATGTGGCGTGGTGTTCCTCTCCACCGACTACATCAAGACACGCATCAGCCGTGGGTTGAGATGCAAGAAGCGTGGCTACAAGGAGTTCTACAGCCGAATAGGCCGCAAGTACTTCGAGCTGGAGGACACCACACCACAAGACGTGTTCGCCATCTGTTCCGCCAACGGACTGACCGACCGCAAGGACATCGAGGAAGTGATCACGGAGGCAGACGGATGCGAGTTTGACCTGAGAAGAGTGAAGAAGAGCATACACAGAGTGAAGAGAATCAAAAAGATGAAACGATGAGAGCAATGACAGTGAAGGAAGTATTGAAACAGAAGAAACGCACCTTTGCCTTCAAGGGAGCGTGGAAGGAAGCCTTTGGCGAGCCGGAGCGCACAGGCGTATGGTTCATCTGGGGCAACAGCGGCAACGGCAAGAGCAGCTTCGTGATGCAACTGTGCAAGCAACTCTGTGAGTTCGACCGTGTGGCATACGACAGCCTGGAGGAAGGCGACTCGCTCACGATGCAGAACACACTGGTGAGATACGGCATGAGCGACGTGAACAAATCGTTCTACCTGCTGAACGGTGAGAACATGAGGGAACTGAGCGACCGACTGGTGAAGCGCAAGAGTGTGAACATCGTGGTGATAGACTCGTTCCAGTACACACAGATGAACTACAGGGAGTACATCCGCTTCAAGGAGGCTCACAAGGACAAGCTCCTCATATTCATCAGCCACGCAGCAGGAAGAGCACCCAGGGGCAGCGCAGCCCAGAGTGTGATGTATGATGCCACGCTGAAAATATGGGTGGAGGGCTTCAAGGCGTTCTCGAAGGGACGCTTCATCGGAGACAAGGGTGAGTTCACCATCTGGGATGACGGAGCCAAGAAATACTGGGGTGACAACTAAAAGGGAATGATCATGGAAGAGGTGATTGACAACATCATGGAGTACATCAAGAAAAAGACTGATGACTTCACCTATATGGATCAGGACTTGATGTATAGAGAAATGGCAAGCAGACTGTACGACATGGCAGCCGATGCCTTGAAAAATGAATATTTAACCAATAACGTGGAGGTAATGGAACATGAGTAAAGTGAACAGAATGATCGAGCTGAAGCCAGACCGCACTGGTGACACTCGTGAGCTATTAGTGAGTGTGGGACACCGCTGTGAGTATTGCCAGGGCAATGGCTACTTTTGGGGAGTTGACAAGATCGGGAAGCATGTGAAGACTCCCTGCCCGATATGCCAGGGCAAGAAGGAACTTGATGCAGTAATAGGCATCCAGTGGAAACCAACGTGTAAGGAGTAAAAAGAAAGAATTATGGAAAATCAAGGAGCAACATTTGTCGTGGCAACCATCACTGGTGTTTACCACGCAGGCTATCAAAAGTTTTATGACAAGACGGACGTTGGCTTTGTAGCAAAAAAAGATTTCAGCAAATCTGACCAGAAAGAACTGTCTAAAATATTTAGAGAATGGTACAAGGACAGTGACATCGTTAGTGCAATCGAGAAAGGAGTGATAAAGATGAAAGTTACAAAGTTAGTAGTGACGGTTCGTTTTAAAAAGATGGAATGTGACTATTTATTTCAACCATAAAAGCCATGGGACAGGAAGTGACAAATTTCGCAAGATTTTACACCATATTGAAGCGAGTTCCATTGATGGGTGACGTGGAGACCACCAAGCGAGAGATGGTGAGAATCGGGACAAATGACAGAACGGACAGCTTGAAGGAAATGACACGCAAGGAGTACAACGCACTGTGTGACCTCCTTGACAAGAAGTTTCCCGAAAAGAGAAACATCTATCTGGAGCAACGCAGAAAGAGACGCAGCGTGTGCCTGAAGCTATTGCAGAAGATAGGTGTGGACACTACTTGCTGGGCTGACATCAATGACTATTGCAAGAGTCCCAAGATAGCTGGTAAGGTGTTTGCAGAACTCGACATCGAGGAGCTGGAGCACCTTTCCATCAAACTGAGAATGATACTTAAAAAGAAACAAGACAACGAATAAACATTAAAAGATTATGAACACAAATGAGATTTTGAACGGCCTCAGTGCCGAGCAGCAGGAAGAACTCCTGAAGCAGTTGACAGCCCAGAAGCAGCAGAAAGACCTTGACAAGCGCAAGGCCTACGAGGACATCCGTGAGAACTTCGCCAAGAGCGTGAAAGACAAGGTGGTTGAGATTTCACTGAGAGTGAAGGATTTCCGTGACTGGCTTGACAGTGAGAGCGACGGCTTTAAGGCGGTGATGGCTGAGTATGGCAAGCTACGCAACAAGGATCAGCGAGGCTTCACCATCGTGGTGGACGATTTCAGATTTGAGGTGAAGAGCCAGGACGTGAAGGGTTTCGACGAACGTTCCGAGATGGCAGCCCAGCGACTGATGGACTTCCTTGGAGCCTACATCGAGAAGAGCGAGCAGGGCAAGGACGATCCGATGTACCAGCTTTGCATGAACCTGCTGGAGCGCAACAGAAACGGCAAGTTCAACTACACGAGCATCAGCAAGCTCTATGCCCTCGAAGGCAAGTTCAACGATGAAGAGTACACCAGCATCATGGATCTCTTCAGAGAGAGCAACGTGGTGAAGGAGACGGTGGTGAGCTACTACTTCAGCCGCAAGGGTGACGATGGCGTATGGCGCAAGATAGAGCCAAGTTTTTGCCGTCTGTAGGAATTTTGTTAAAATATTGAACTGAAAAAGAGGCATCCCACATGGAATGCCTCTTTTTTTATGCACGTTTCTCGCATATTTTTTATATTTTTGCGCCCATGGCCAGAGGAAGGGACAAAAGTCTTGTAGATTCAAGAAACATCAGAATATACGAGCGTTACTATTATTGGACGGAGGTGAAGAGGCTTCGCTTCGATGACGCTTTGAGGAGATTGAGCACCGAGGAGTTCTTTCTCTCAGAGAGCCGTATCATGCAAATCATACGAGACATGATCCAGGCAGGTGTGACCGTGGATGGCAAGAAGATAGAGAAACCACTGTTCACTGGCTTCAAGTTGAAGCCTCGCCACAGCCCATCCTCGCCATCGAAACGACCACCTTACGTGGAGGGGCAACTGTTTGCGTGTCCTTGATGATGTCGGTGGCAGAAATGGAATAGACCGACTCGTAGATCTTGATGCCATGGTTGAAGGTGTAGAACTTGGATGACTCACGCACCATCGCTCCATCATCCTTTGGACGATACCCCTGCAAGAGCCTGTGAAGCTCCTCCACCATCTCAGCCCTCTCACGTATGGCATCCATGGTTCCACTTCCATAGTGGGTGTCGTCATAGCAGTCGATGATGAGCTGCACGTTCACCTTCACCACACCCTTTTGGCTTCTTCCCTCCAAATTGCTCCACGATGCCTCCTGAAGGTCTATGAGCACGGCTGGATATGTGAGAGGGTACATGTCGCCATCCTGCTTGTCTATGTTCTCCAGCTGACCATAGTTCTCATCCACCAGGGAGAGGGACGGCATCCTCTCCTTGATGTGGTTAATGATTTGATAAAGAAATAATTCCATCCTTGATTTTTTCTATTGATTCGTTGATAGCTTTGTTTACCTTCACTTGCAGTTCCTTGGAGTCGCCCATGAACTGACGTTGCGGAATGTGTGCTTTTACGGTGATGTTACTCTTCTTGGTGAGGGCAAGGCACTTCCACATCCTTGCCTTGTCTGGTAGATCCTTGGGCAAGGAACCCTTGCCATGGATGCCAGCGAGCGAGTAAGCCATGTGCCAGGCGAAGCGTCTCATCTTGGGCGATACCGTTGGGTGTGTGGTGATTTCGCCACCATCGTTGTGTATGGCAGCGTATGGCACAGGGTTCTCTATTGTGACCTCTCCCAGTCCTGGCTTGCTCTGTATGGAACTCATCAGGTGATTTCTCCTTGACGTGAGTGGGCCGTACTTGGCATCGGGGCCACCTTCCTCCTGCCTACGTGTCCTCTTCCATGGGTGGAGACCATCGTCCATCCATCCTCCATCACGGAAATTCTGCTTGAAGTGATTGACGGCAATGACACCGACCTTTCGAGGAAGGCGGTCTTGCACCTCCCTCAGGATGTCGTCCTTTGTCTTTTCCACCAGTTTTTGAATGTTTTTTGCGTCCATATTGAAAGTTTTTTCAATTTTTTGTTGGAAAATCAGATAAATGTTGTATCTTTGCAACGTGGAGGGGGTTTTTAATCCCATTCGGGACACGTCCTCCATTCCTATTTAAGGTTTTTCAAATACCGCGTCGGGTTGTAGTCCCGAAGGGAAGGGTTTGAAAAACCTTATTTTTGTATTCCTGTAAGAACTTTCTCTCCATCAGAAATGCTATGTACTTGGAATGTATGCCAAGTCATTTCATGCACAATGATCCAAGTTTTGTCTTTTCCAATTTTTGTTTCAAACAAATGGCTACGGACCACATCATTTCTCGTTTTGCCATCAATAGTCCAACCTAAATATTTCGATTCTGCAATTATTTGCCCTAAATGATAGAGCATTTCATTCTTTTCTCTGAAATGTTTATGGGGTTGATTTAACCATTCTTTTATGCCAGCTCCAGAAATTGTCATGTCATGTGGAAAATCTTTATTTGTAAAAACCTCTTGCTTTAAAGGCGCAACATCAGAACGTATCTCTTTTAAACGTTTTCTATATGCTTCTTTAATGAGATCTTTTTCAAGACATCCATCAATGAATGGGCAATCATAGCAGTCTTTCTCTCTGTTATGGAAAACATATTTGAGACGATTTTTTAAACTACTTTTCTTGTATGCAAAACATTGGCTGCACTTGTTAGGAAAATACGGATGCTTGTCACTGAACGTGTGTCCATCCTTGCCAGGGTTGTTCTCCAGTCCCCTTTGGGGCTTGGCCGGTTCCATACCCACAGGACGAACCACTGGGTCATCGGTGGCTTCGAGGGAGCACTTGCAGTTCCATCGGTCGCCAGGGTGGTGTTCCTCCCAGAACGGATCATCCACTGGGAGCGTGAGCTTCATCTGCCAGTAGGCACGGTGTGAACTCTCAGGCTCCTTGGAGGTGGTAGGCATCCATCTGAGGTTTGGCATGATGTCCTTGTTGCGCTCGAACTCACGCCAGTCGGCAGCGGCATGGGCACGGATGACAGCCGTGTCGTACTCAGTCTGAAGCCAAGAACCCACCTGGTGGCTACTGATGGAGCCAACGTCCTCCACCCATTTGCCGAATGGTTTCAACTTGCCATCGGCATCATGGAGTTTGGATGCCATCTCCACGCCCATGGTATGAACCTTGAAGGCAGCAAACACCTCATTGGAGTGTCGCAGCGACTCATAGAAGTCTTGCTCGTGGGTGGGCGGTGTCTTCGCCTTGGCAAGACCCTCCACCGTTCCCTCGTTGATGATGCGCAGCACCTCACGCCACATCGTAGCCTCTATGCCATGGTCGGTGTCGAATCCCCTGTATATGTTGCGCAGGAACTGGGCGAGCACATCGGCATCAAAGCGGACGGAACCATCCACATCGTGGAAATGGGTGTGTCCGCAATGGCATTGGTGCTCACCATAGTAAAGGGAGTCCATCAGAAGTCGGTGTCCGCCCCTGTAGCTGGGGCTACCCCGAAAAAACCTCTCAAACGGTCTTTGAACGACTTTTTATCACTGTTCAAAGGTTTCTTGTCATCCTCCTTGCCTTCATCGTGATCATCGTCATCCTCCTTGCCGTTCTTCCCCTCCAAGCTCTCACGGATGGCCAGACGCTGTGCCTCAGCAGCCTCCTTCTGCTGGTCGTAGTCCTTTGGCTTCTCGATGCCGAACGTCTCATATATCCAGTCATCGTCAAGAGGCACGCCCATGTTCTTCACTCCCTGCACGATGTTGAGCATGGTCTGTGGGTCGGTCTTGTCCTTGTGGGCATAGACAAACTCGCCTCCGTCCACGTTGAAGCCAAGGCTCTCGAAGATGGGCTTCATGTCGTAGTTGAGTATATCGAGGAGGAAGTCACGGTCATCAGCGTTCATGTCGTCCTCCTCTTCCTTGTGTACGGTTCCGAGGGCTTGCGTGCCAGTGTCCTTGGTATCAGTGGTGAGCGTATTGCCCAGCACACGGATGGAAATCTTGCTGTCCCAGTATTCAGCAAAGTTCTGGTAAAGCTCCGATGAGCCAGTCTTGTTTCCTGCCTCTATCAGCTTCATCTCGCTCTCGTTCGGGTGGATGTACACGGCGTTGGAGCCTTGCACCCTTGCGTCCTTCAGTATTTTCCTACGAGCGTCCTCATCCCCTGCATCGTAGGTATATTCACGGATGGGCATACCGAAGATGTTGCAGAATTTCGCCCAGTCGCTCATGTCGCCACGCTTGTAGAGCACGGCAGGCAGAAGTTCGGCAAAGATGCCAAGTCCACGCTCAGAGCCTACAAAAAGGATGTTCTCGAACTCATCAATGTCGATGCCGTCCTGGTCGCCCTGGTACTTCAGCAATTTGCGGAAGACAGGGTCGTAGTGCTTGCGGTCGATGAGGTCATAGCGGATGTTCCCATCCTCATCGGTGTAGAACTGCACGATGGTGAAGCCATAGAACTTGGACATCACGAGATCCTTGCGCAGTTGCTTGAACCAAGGCGAGCGCAGTTGTCGGCTGATTTCCTCATCGGGCTTTCCGTTTCGCTGGAACTCGATGGGGATGCGTGTCACGCCCCTGAGTCGCTTGTCGAGCACGCCAGAGAGGTGTAGGTCGAGCTGTGCCGACTCGTACATGTCGAACAGCTTGACACGATAGGAGAAGTCGATGCTCCTGGCACTACGCACGGAATCCATGTAGTCCTTCATGTTGAACATGAAAAGCTCAGGCATCTGAAGGAACACGTCTGGTGGGCGGTTGCCCTGTGCCTTGCGGAAACCACCCTGTACTATCTTATTCGTGGAACTGCCCTTCGTGGGCTTGCGTCCCAATTTCTTTCTTAACCTTGTCATAATAAATCATTATAAAAGTGTTGGTCTAACTTCGTCCGCCATGATCTGCCATCTTGAATTGTCAGCCACATCCTCATCAGGGAGCTTTGGCGCACCGTCGATGGTGATGTCACCAGCCATCACGCCCTTCAGCCACTCGATGGCACGGTCATAGCGGTCTTGCCGTATCTTTGACATCTTGTAGGGGTTGTGCTGGCAGAATATGTGATAGACGGTGATGTCGAGGGCGAACATGAGTATGAGTGCGTTTCTGTCTTCTCCCTCAGCAGAGAAAATCTTGTCGCAGTCATAGGTCTTGTTGAGGTAGCCCCTCATCTCAGCCACCGCCCTGTCCTCACAAATCTCTATGATCTGAGGGTCGTATGTGGTGGACTCCTTGCGAAGAAGCGAGTCCAGGATCTCACGATGTATGGTTGCATCGTAGTCCGATGTGTTGATGAATTTTGACATATTTATATTGTTTACATTCTGAAAGGGTTGTCTTCATTGAGTTCCTCATATGATATGGTGACGGTCGGCTCCATCGCCACCACCTTGCTCTCCAGCATGGTGATGCCACCCTCTATGCAGTCGGGGCCGTCGGCATTGTAGGGAAGGTGCATCTCGAAGAGCTTGAACTGTTCCATGAGTTCCTGCATGTGTGGGTTGTCACGCTCAGCCTCGTTGAATATCCAGGCACCGTTGCGGTCTATAGGCTCCAGGTTCGCCTCGATACGTGTAGCCTTGTCGGTCTTCTTGCGCTCATCGCCCTTGATGTAAACCTGCTTTCCCCTTCGCTTGCACTCCTCGTGCAGCAGTGGCTTGAAGACCTGGTTGAAGAAAGGATCCTGGAGCTTGTTGTTCTCCATGTAGCAATACACGTTGGTCTTGCCACCCACATAGTCGAGGATGTCGAAGTACCAGCTGATGAAGGTGGCGTTGAGTTCACGGGCGAGGAATCCCTTGATGATGTAGTACACGCCCTTGTACTTGCCTATGAGCCAGAGAGCCTTGGTGGAGCTTGCCTTCTTCTTTGAGTCGGAATAGGCTGGGTCTCCATAGAGGATGAGGAACTTGAATCGTCTGAGCGGTGGAACCTTTCCGAACGGCAGGTACTTGAAGATGCTACCCTCGCTCACTGGGTTGTTGAAATACTCAGCCTGGGCGTTCTTGGTGGAGATGTTGGCAAGCACGGTGTCGATTTGCTCCTCCGTGTTCTTCTGTGGCCATGTGGAGTGTCCGTCCTTGTCACGGATGTTCACGATGTCCCAGTGGCGTGCCTTCGCACCAGCCCTCTTGATGCAGCAGTCCTTGGCTATGATATTACCGCACCACAGTATCAAGGTAGGCTCAGAGATGGAGCGTGTAGGATAAAGTGCTTGCTCGAACCAGTCCCATTTCTTTTTCAGTGTCTCAGGGTTTCGGCAGTCCTCGTCGGTGTCGTAGTCGTCCATGCAGATGACATCAGGGCGCACCTCCTCGTTTCTCGCACCACGAGGCGAGGATCCTGCACCGAGGGCAATGAACTTCGCACCACACCTTGCCGTGAACTCACCATCCGTCCACTGTCCGAGCGTCTGCTGGGTTCCATAGAACTGACGTATGCGAGGGTTTTGCTCGAAGTTGGTCTTGTAAGGTATGAGCAGACGCTTGGCAGAGTCGATGGTGGCAGAGGCAATGACAAAGAACTTCTTCCTCCCAGTGAGTGCGAGGTACATGAGGATGAACATCGCCACCGTTGACTTGGCAAGCTCACGGCTCCACGACAGCACCTCGTACCACTCATCGTGCTCGATGACACGCTTGATGGCACGCACATGGAATGGAGCGAACTCATACTTGGCATATTTGGGGAAGAAGTACTTGATCCACTCGATGGAGTCAGCCTCCAGCCTTTTCCTCTTCTTGTCTATCTCGCTCTGTGAGAGCCAGTCCTCCACTGGCACGTCGGCAGCGAGTGCCTTGTGGTGTTCCGTCCACCGCTGCAAGGCATATCTTTCTTCCTGTGTCATTGTGCGAGAATGTCCTTGATGAATGAATCCCAAAGGTCGTTGTACTCCTTCGCCTTCTCCAGGTCGAAGGCACGCAGCCAGTTGGTGAATTTGATGCCGACGTTGACGACATCCGTGATTCCAGCGTCCTTCTGTAGCTTCTTGATGGACGATGACAGCTTGACGACGGTGTCCGCCTCCTTTGCAGTGAGTTGTCGCTGTCCCTCCGGGCGTGCGTCCGCCTGCTTGTAGATGTCGCTGATCTGACGCATCGTCTGGGCTAAGATCTGTTCCTGTGACACGACCATGGAGACACGCAGCTCATCCCAGTTTCCCTCCTTCGCCCATCGGGAAATGGTCTGTCTCGTAGTTCCCACCTTGGCGGCAATCTCCTCCAGCGTGCATCCGCCTTTGATGAAGAGTTCCTTGGCTATGTCCTTCTTGTTGATGTTGCTTTTTACCATATTTATATAGTTTTGATGGTGCAAAGTTCTTGAAAAAATGGCAGAAAAAGAAATCGTCATTTTATGGTGATGTCCGTGGGCACTACCATAGCGTCGGTGAGCACCACCATGGAATCACGGTTTGGTCGGATGAAAAAAAGTCCCGATATTTGCACAAAAATTCAGCGCATGAAACAGAAATTCAGCAATATAATAAAAGGTGATGGCAAGGCTATCATCATGCTTTATGGAGAAGTCGGTGAAGGGCGTTCCGTCGATAGCAACCGTGTGGTGAGCGAGCTTTTCGCAATGGAGAACCAGGGCTGCAAGATCGAAGTGCGCATAAACAGCCAGGGTGGAGACGTGTTCAGCGGCATGGCTATCTACAACGCCCTCCGACAATCCAAGAGCGACATCACCATATTCATAGATGGCGTGGCGGCGAGCATCGCAGCCATCATCGCCCTCTGTGGCAAGCCACTCTACATGAGTCCTTACGCCAAGCTGATGCTCCACAACGTGAGCGGTGGCACATACGGCAACGCCAAGGAGCTACGGCAGATAGCCGACCAGATGGAGGTGTTGCAGACCAACCTCGCCACCATGATAGCCGACAGGCTGGGCATGGAGGCGGATGGCGTGGCGAGCAAGTACTTCGATGGCGAAGATCACTGGATAACTGCAAGCCAGGCCATGGAGATGAAGCTGGTGGACGGCATCTACGACATGGAGGCCGTGGAAGACCCACCGACCACAACGGATGGAATTTACAACTTTTTCAATAATCGGTTTGAGTACAAACCACAAAACAACTTAGAAATGGCATTAATAGATGACATCAAGACGATTCCGTCCTTCGAGGACAAGGCGGATTCGAGTGCCGTACTGGCACACATCAGAGAACTGAACAACAAGGCTTGCAAGGCCGACGCACTGGAGAAGACCGCCCAGGCCTACAAGGACGAGCTTGACAAGCTTCACCAGGAAGAGGACGATCGCATCGTGAACGAGGCGGTGAAGAGTGGCAAGATCGGCAAGGAGCAGGAGGAGACTTTCAAGAACCTCTTGAAGAGCGACCGTGCGAACACCATCAAGCTCATTGATGGTATGAAGTCACGTGTGCAGAATCGTGCGACAAGCTTCATCCACACCGACCAGCCAAGTGGCGGCTCGTTCCAAAACAAGACATGGGATCAGCTTGACAAGGAGAACAGACTTGCCGACCTGAAGGCGCAGGACTACGACCTTTTCCGCAACCTCTACAAGCAAAAGTTCGGTGTTGACTACAACGAGTAATAACTTTTAATTTTAACAGAAATGGCATTAAACAAAGAAATTTGGCTCAGTACCATCGTCGAGAACTTCTATCCCGACGACTCATTTGCAGCGAAGAGCATTGACGACTCACCCTTCGTGAGCAACAAGACCGTTCACATCCCTAACGCTGGCAAGCCTTCGAGCGTGGTCATCAACCGCAAGAAAAAGCCTGCCGAGATCAACGAGCGTGAGGACAAGGAACTCACCTACGACATTGATGAGTTGACGACAGACCCTATCCACATTTCCAACGTGGACACCGTGGAACTCAGCTATGACAAGCGCAACAGCGTGCTTGCCAACGACCGCAAGCAGTTGCAGAAGACAGCAGCCCAGAACTTGCTCTATAAGTGGGCAGGCTCCTTGAAGGCAAAGATTTTCACCGATGGCGAGGCACGAGCAGCACATACGTCTGACACCGCCACAGGCAACCGCAAGAAGTTCACCAAGGCAGCGGTGATGAAGGCCATGATCCAGTTCAACAAGGATGACGTTCCAGCCAAGGAACGCTACATTCTCCTTGACGCAGTGATGTACGCAGATCTCCTTGACGACTTGACGGACAAGGAACTTACCGCCTTCCTCAATTCAGCAGACGCACAGCGAGGCACGCTTGGCAATCTCTATGGCTTCGACATCATGCAACGCTCACAGGTGCTTCGCACAACTGCCAATGGCGCAGCCGTCCTGAAGTGGGAGGAAGAGGATGCAACCAACGAACTTGCAGCTGGTCTTGCATGGCAGAAGGACTGTGTGAGTCGTGCCATGGGCGAGACCCTTATGTTCGACGACCAGGGCAATCCAACCTATTATGGCGACATCTATTCCTTCCTGGTTCGCACAGGTGGATCACCACGTCGCTATGACGGCAAGGGCATCATCACCTTCGTGGAGAGCATGCCAGCCTAAAGGTTAAACGCAAAAACAAGAGCTTATGCAATTACCAAGAATTAAGATTCAGTTCCTCAATGGCCAACTGGGAACCGTCGGTGAGAGTGCCGACGGTCTCATGGCCCTCATCTGTGGCGCAGCAGCCGTGGCCGGGACGTTCGTCCTCAATACGGCATACGCCATCACGAGCATGGACGACCTCCAGGAACTGGGTGTGACATCAACCAATAACGCAGCCCTCTACAAGCAGGTGTCCGAGTTCTACGATGAGGCAGAGGTGGGCACAAAGCTCGTACTCTACCCAGTGAATCCAAGCACGGCCGTGACCACTCTCTGTGACTACACCAAGACGGACGCAGGCTATGCGAGGGACTTGATCTCCAAGCAAAACGGCAACTTGCGAGGCATCGCCATCGCAAACCTCAACACCACTTCATCGACTACCAGCACCAACGGCATCGACAGCGACGTGTTCACTGCCCTCCCAAAGGCGCAACAGTTGGCGGAATGGGCTACCACGGAACTCTATGCGCCTCTGTTCTTCCTCCTCGAAGGTCGCAACTACGCCCCAGCGAAGGAACTGAAGGACTTGACAAAGGAGAGGTACAACCGTGTGGGCATCGTGATGGGCGACACCGTGGCATCATCGAAGGGCGCAAGCATGGGAACCATCCTTGGCCGTCTGGCAAGCGTGCCTGTGCAGAGAAACATCGGTCGTGTAAAGGATGGCTCACTCGCTCCATTGGAGATGTATGTGGGCGCAAAAAAGGTCGATGAGTCGGAAAGCACCATCAGGGGCATCTACGAGAAGGGCTACATCGTGCCACGAAAGTACGTGGGACGCTCAGGCTACTTCTATGCCGACGACAACCTTGCGTGTGACGATACCGATGACTATATGCACATAGCCAACCGCAGGGTGATAGACAAGGCATATCGCCTCGCATACAACATCATGCTTGACATCCTCCTCGATGAGCTGGAAATCAACGATGACGGAACCTTGCAGGTGGGCATCGTGAAGAGCTGGCAGCAGACCGTGGAGAGTGGCATCAACAAGCAGATGACCGCCAATGGCGAGCTTTGCGCCAACTCAGACGGTGAGGGCTGCAAGTGTTACATGGATGAGACACAGAACGTGCTCAGCACATCGAAGGTATTGATGACCCTCAAAGTGCGTCCATACGGATATGCCCGATACGTGGACGTGAAACTGGGCTTTTTGGTTGAAACTAATAACGGTTAAAGATCATGTTTAATACAAGAGAATACGAGTGGGCAGACATCAACGTGGTGATGGCTGGTCGTAACGTGACAGGATTCCGTGCGGTGAGCTACACATCGAAGCAAGAGAAGGAAGCCTTGTATGCCAAGGGCAACAAGCCCCACAGCATACAACGAGGCAACAAGTCGTATGAGGGTTCCATTTCCTTGGTGCAAAGTGAGTATGAGGCTTTGAAGCAGGCAGCAGGTGGGGACATCCTTGATGCAAGCATCGACTTGGTGGTGAGTTATGGCAACCCTACCAAGGGCGACACCATCGTGACCGACCTCTTGCAAGGTGTGGAGTTCACTGATGACAAGACGGAATGGAAGCAGGGTGACAAGTTCCAGGAGAAGGAACTGCCATTCATCTTCCTCGACAAGAAAAATTTGTAAAAAGGTGTTTGAACACCATTCAAAGAACATTCAAAAACAATTCAAAATGAAAAAAGACCAAGTAAAAATTGATGAGTGGAAGAAGAAGCATGGCGAAGTCTTCCAGATTACCACAGGTGGAAAGACTTGCATCGTGCGCAAGCCTACACGCAAGGATCTGAGCTACGTGAGCGTGGTGAAAGACCCAATCAAGATGCAGGAAGCCTTGCTCAACCAGCTTTGGCTCGACGGTGATGAGGAAATCAAGACCGACGATGACCTCTTCCTCGCAGCTTGCTCACAGTTGGATGACTTGATGAGAGTGAAGGAGGCAGAGATAAAAAAGCTTTAGTGGATGCAGGCATAGACGATGTGGAAGGGAGTGATGTCCTGCAAATGGACACGCTTCTGAGATACAACCTATACCTGGATCCAGATACGCTGTCCGATGAGCAGTGGGCGTGGACTATCGAGTATTTGTGTGAGATCAAGAAAAATGAAAATAAGATAGATGGCTAACAGTGTTTTGAAATTTCTTATCAAGCTACAGGCTGACCAAGGAAACGTACTGAGCGTCGCAAGGCGCACCAGCGAGCAGCTTGACACCATATCACGGAAGGCTACCTCTGTGGGCAACCGACTTCGTGAGGCTTTCTCGTTCTCCAATTTCAAGACCTCCCTGATGTCACTGCCAGGCATGGACTTCCTTATGAACCCATACACCTTGGCAAGCGCAGGCATCTCAGCCATCTCATCCATTGGAGCGCAAGCGGAACAGACCAGTGTCGCCTTCAAGACCCTTGTGGGAAACGAGACGGCAGCGGCCAAGATGCTGAACCAGATTTATTCCATTGCGGCAAAGACCCCATTCGAGCCACTTGACTTGGAAAACAACGCCAAGATGATGCTTGGCTTTGGAGTCAGCGCACAGAAGGTGGTTCCGTATCTCCAGCAGCTTGGTGACATCGCCATGGGCGACAAGGAGAAACTTGGAGGTCTCTCACTTGTGTTCGGCCAGGTGGCATCGGCAGGCAAGATGCAGGGACAGGACTTGATGCAGTTCATTAACGCTGGCTTCAACCCATTGAAGGAACTCCAGAAGATGACAGGCAAGACCTATGCCGAGCTTCAGGATATGATGAGCAAGGGACAAATAGGCTTCGATGCCGTGGCGGCAGCCATCGCCCATGCAACAAGCGAAGGTGGAGCCTTCAACGGCATGAGCGACAAACTGAGCCAGACGGTGAGCGGAAAGTTCTCCACCATGGTTGGAAACATCAGACAATCCGCCATCGGGATGTTCGACTCCATCAAGCCAGTCGTACTTGGCGTGATGGATCTCATCGGTGCATTGGTTCCCCCGATAGCATCAGTCATCGGTGGCATCCTCTCCATCCTGTCAAGCGTCATAGGCTTCTTCATCAAGTGGAAGACGGAACTGGGATATATTGCCGTGGTGGTAGGTGTCGGCACTGTGGTCTTCAACATGCAGACCATCGCCCTTTGGGGACTTGTGGGAGTGATGAAGGTGGTGGCAGCCGTCACCAAGGTATGGGAAGGTGTGCAGTGGTTACTAAACATCGCCATGAACGCCAACCCAATCGGTTTGATCATCACTGGCATTGCAGCCCTCACAGCAGGCATCGTGTACTGTTGGAACAGGTTTGCTGGGTTCCGTGCCTTCCTCCTCACCATGTGGTCGGTCATCAAGGGACTTGGTGGCATCATCAAGGACTATCTCATAGACCGATTCAAGACCTTTCTCAGTGGAATAGGCAAGGTTGGCCAGGCTTTGGCAAAACTGTTCAATGGTGATTTCAGCGGTGCATGGTCAAGTGCGGTGGGAGCAGTCAAGGACTTGACTGGGTACACCAGTGCGACCAAGACGGCAGATGCCACACGAAAGCTGGCGAGTGGTGTCAAGGATGAATATGGCCGCAACTATGCAAGGGAAAGTGCCAAGGAAAAGAAGAAAACCTCCTCTTCCATCTCAACCCCTTCCACAAAGGGAAGTCCTGCCTCATTCTCCTTTGGCTCTCCTGTCAGTGGCGGAAATGCCAAGGGCGGTGGAAAGGGCGGCAACGGAAGCAGGGGCGGAAGAGGTGGCAAGAGCACAGCGGAAGCCCTTGCCACTGGCGGCTCTCGCTCTTCGAACATCCACATTACCATAGGCAAGTTCTTCGACAACATACAAGTAACAATGGCCGATAAGACTGACACGGCAGAATTGGAGCGCATCGTGCTCCAGTGCATGAACCGTGCCTTGTCCATCGCAACAAGCACAGACCGATGAAGACAAACAGATTCATATTGCAGAACATGGCACTGAGGGCACTTGGACTCACCAAGATGCCACCATACTGGCTTTTCCGTGAGAACAACGTCCTTGGCAAGAACCTGGGCTACCTCTCTGCGGCAAAGACCATCCCGGACAGCTCAGAGTTCAATGTGGAGACCATGACGGATGAAGAGCTGGAGGATGTGGTAAGAACCAACGCAAGGGGAATCCCCATGGTGCTGCCACTTCGTTTCCAGCTGGAGGAGTCTGGTTCCAAAGAGTGGCTTTTCCCATTGGAACCCATGATTAGCCTGAACGGTCAGAACATCCTCACCAGGAGACATGTGTCGAAGGGAACCATCAAGGGAAGCATCAAGGAGCGTTGGACGCAGGATGACTACACCGTGAGGATCGAGGGCTTGCTGATGGGTGAGGATGGCAAGTACCCAGAGGAAGACGTTTCTCGCCTCAAGGCTTTCTGTGAGGCTGGACACGTGAAGGCACTCAACCCCTTGCTGGAGATATTCGGCATCAGCCAGCTTGCCATTGAGAGCTGGGACATTCCCTTCACCTCAGGCACGACAAACCAAAACTATACAATACAGGCATACAGTGATGACATCTACAAGTTACTGTTGAGCCGTGATGACTTAAACGCATAGAACATGTACACAATGGCTTTCGACATACGCATAGGCAACTACAAGCTTTGCATGATCGACAAGGTGGAGATCCACCGCAGCGTGGAACTCCTTGCCGACACAGCCGTCATCACCCTTCCTGCCTGTGAGTACAACAAGGCGTTGCAGATTGAGGACAAGCTGAAACGTGGGGACAGGGTCTTCATCACCCTTGGCTACAAGGAGACTGGTCTTGAAACTGAGTTCGAGGGATGGCTTCTGCGCATATCCACTGATGGAGGCAACATCAAGCTTCATTGCGAGGATGACCTTTTCCAGTTCCGAAAGGACATCAAGAACGAGGTCCTGCAAAAGGTCAGCCTTGGCGACCTCCTCACCAAGGTGGTCTCTGGCTGTGGGCTTGACATCAAGGTGAATTGCTCCTACTCATGGACATACAGCAAGTTCGTCATCAACAACGCAACAGGATATGACGTGCTGAAAAAGGTGCAGGAAGAGTGCGGAGCGGACATCTACCTACAGGACGGAACGCTCCACATCCACCCACCTGGCGAGAAGATGGGCGTGGAATGTTTCTACGACTTCTCACTGAACGTGGAGGAAGACAACCTCACCTATCATCGTGCTGAGGACAAAAAGGTGCAGGTCATCGTGAAGGCGTTGATGCCAGACGGAACCGTCAAGGAGGTGGAGACTGGCACGACTGGTGGCGACAAGATAGAAATCAAGTGTGCCACCAATGATGAGGCATCCATGAAGGCTCGTGGCGAGCTGGAGGTGAAACGTAGAAGCTTCGACGGCTATGAGGGAAGCATCACTGGGTGGCTCATCCCGATGTGCAAGCCCTCAGACAGCGTGACCCTCCATGACCGTGACTACCCCTACAAGGACGGAACATACTTCGTGACAGCCGTTACTACGGAGTTCTCCAGCGCAGGTGGCAAGAGAAAGATAGACTTGGGATTTAGACTCAGCTAAAAGACATGGACGAATACAGAAAGTTACAGGAAAATCTGAAACGTGCCTCAGGCAACGGCAGAACCATCTCCATATACCAGGGAATCGTGAGGTCGGTCACAGGCAACCTCTGTGAGGTGACAGTGGGCGGCATCACCATTCCTGGGGTACGCCTGAAGGCATCGGAAATGGACGATGACGGCAAGATGCTCATCACCCCAAAGATAGGCAGCGCAGTGACCATCGGCAGCCTGTCTGGCGACCTTGCGGAACTCGTGGTGCTCCAAGTGGATCACATCGAGACAATAGTCATCAACGGTGGAAAGCTTGGAGGTCTCATCAACATCGAACAACTGACAGACAAGATCAACGAGCTTGTGGAAGCCTTCAACGGCCACACGCACCAAGTGACGGTGAGCCACCCAGGCGGCACGTTTACCACAGTGAAACCAACCAGTTCCGCAAAGTCATTCAAGAAGGACGACTACGAGGACGCAAAAATCAAGCACTGACATGGAAGGAATACAACTCACATACAACAAGGATTCTCCAATACTGGAGCCAACGGTCAGAAACGGACACCTACAAACCGGTGACATCCTGAGACAGAACCAAGCCTTGATACTCACCATTCACCATGGTGAGCTGAAGGAAAACCCATCGGTGGGTGTCGGCATCAGCGACATGTTGCTTGACAACGACCCCATCTACTGGAGGACGCTCATCAAGGAGCAGATGGAGATGGACGGCCAGACCGTTGACAAGGTGAGAATCACCAACACAGGAATACAGATAGAATCTAAATATTAAAACGACAAGACAATGATTATCGAACATTTTTTGAATAAACTTATGGTGGTACTCTCCACCATGTGGGGATGGGTGATGTGCCTGTTCCTGATTATTGCCAACTTTTTGGCAGGATATGAGACGATGGTGGGGTTCACGGTGTTTGCCGTGGTGATGGATGCAGTCTGGGGCATTGCCTCCAGCCTAAAACAGAAACGGTTCACCAAGAGTGAGCTTGCGAGGGATTCATTCAGCAAGCTTGCGGTGTATGGTTCCGTGATCCTAATTTTCATCCTCATCGACAAACTCCTTGGAGTGGAAAATGGACTCACCACAAGCGTGATCTGCATCGGCATCATCCTCGTGGAACTGTGGAGCACGGCAGCGAGCATGTTGATTTGTTTCCCCCGTATGCCGTTCCTCCAATTACTGAAGAAAGCCCTTGTGGGTGAGATAGCGAGCAAACTGAGAGTAAAACCAGAGGACGTGGAAATCGCCCTCGAAGCATTGAGAAAGAAATGAGAAATATCGAATACATAGCCGTTCATTGTACGGCAAGCAGTCAGAAGACAACCATCAAGCAGTTAGAACTGGAGTTCGAACGCAAGGGTTGGAAATTCCCTGGCTACCATTATGTCATCCTCCCAGACGGAACCATCCATCAGATGCTTGATGTGGAAAAGGTAAGCAATGGCGTGAAGGGCTTCAACTCGAAACTGGTGAACATCGCCTACATCGGTGGCATTGACGCAAATGGCAAGCCTATTGACAACAGAACGGAGGCACAGAAGGCATCGCTCAGAAACCTGTTGAAACTCTTGCGCAAGAAATATCCAAAGGCGGTCATCCAGGGACACCGTGATTTCAGCCCAGACCTGAACCACGATGGAAAGATAACCCAGAATGAATGGATCAAGGCTTGCCCTTGCTTCAACGCAAAGGAAGAATACAAGGACATTTAAAGGCAGACAACATGAAACATTACATCTATTTGCTCCTGGCAGTGCTGATGCTCGCTGCCTGTGGCACGACAAGAAAGGTGGAATCCAATCAAAGACATGTGGCGAAGGATTCCGTGAACATCCGTGACTCCATCGTCATCAAGGACTCCCTGGTCATCCGATATGAGGTGAACGTGAGAGATTCCGTGAGCATCAAGGACTCCACAGTCTTGGTGATAGACCAGGACGGAAACGTGGTGAGCAAGGAGAAGTACCGCAGCACGGAACGAAACCGAAACACCGACAGAGGCAAGGAGGTCGCACAGAGCCAGTCGAAGGAAAACGTATCGAAGGCCGATGAGCGGCATGACCTGGAGAATGAGGAACAGAAAGAAACCGTCCAAAAAAACAACGAATTGAGAAATGAAGTCATTTTTTGGTTTTCTGTTTCTATCTTTTTTGCGGTGATTTACGGTATCATTGGTTTACGTAAAAAGTCAGAGAAATGAAAACAAAGGTCAAGGACGGACAGACGATGGCAGACATCGCCATCCAAGAATTTGGATCGTGGGAGGCTGTGCTTGCCATTGCCAAGGCAAACGGCATCAGCATCACGGACATCCCACATCCGGGAACAGAGCTGAAACTTCCAGACGGAACCTGGAATCGTGTCATGCAGAACTACTGCAAGAATAACGACGTGAGTCCTGCAACCGCAAGGGATCAAGGAAATGTCCGTCTGAGAATCTTTGGCGAAGAGTTTACAAAAGAATTTACTTAGACATGGCAAGGACTGTAGCAGAGATCAAGAAACAGATGACGGATGCGTTCATGGCAGATGCCGCCATCCGTGAGAAATATGGGCTGAGGGAAGGCGACACCTGGAGCGGTAGCTTTTCCTCTGTCAGTTTGGAGAGCATCATGTTCTTCATCGTCGCAGCCTGCTGCCATGTGCTGGAGGTTGTCTTCGAGGAGTACGTGAAAGTGGTGGATGACAAGGTGAGCATGGCTGTAGTGGCATCCGTTCCATGGTACTACAAGATGGCAAAGGCCTTCCAGTATGGTGACAGCCTCGTGCTCAACGAGGACACCCAGCAGTATGGCTACGCCGCCATCGACGAGGGCAAGCAGGTGGTGAAATACGCAGCCGTGAGGGATCGTGGCACGAGCGTGCAGATCCTTGTGAGCGGTGAGAAGGACGGCAAGCCTGTGGCACTCTCAAACAGTGTTTTAACGGTGTTCAAAGAGTACATGAACAGGGTGAAGGTGGCAGGCGTTGTGCTCTCAATACGCTCCAAGAACGCAGACAAGATGGTCATCATGGCAAAGGTCTATGTGGACTCTCTTGTCATCAACTCTGATGGAACGCTCATATCCGATGGGAGCAAGCCTGTGGAGGAAGCCATCAATGCATATCTTGCCAATATCGTCTATGGAGGAACTTTCAACAAGACCAAACTCACAAATGCCATTCTTGGAGTGGAGGGAGTGAGTGACGTTGAAATCGGAGAATGCTCCTATATGGAGGATGGAGGCACGGAATACACAGTGATAAAAGGTAACAACTATACAGCCCTTGGTGGATGCTTCGTGTCCGAAGGACTTTCAAACTCATTGAGCTATGTGGTACAAGATTGATTTGACGAAATTAGTGGTGCAGTTATTGCCACCCATTTTAAGGAGCAAGTTCCTCGTGGCATTGCTGAAAGTGCTTGTCCTGCCTCTCTCTCTTGTTTATGACAAACTGATGGGGCATCGTGAGAATGTCTTTGACAAGTTGGAAACATCCGCCAATGTGATTTACTTGGAAAAAGTTTTGAACGAAACTTTCTTTCTTTCAGACAGACAGATATATATCACTTCTTTGGAGGAAGATTTCTCAAACTATTGGCATTTCAAAAGTGAGAACGCACCAAGCAAGTTCCTGGACAATTCATCAGGCATTATCTTGAAGTACAAGGGTGAAAGCAATTACAAGGAAAGCTTCACGGTCAATGTGCCAACATTTCTTTGCACGTCATTGGATTCTTCCAAGGATAAATACCAAGGAAAGAACCTTGCCAAGATAAAGGCGATATTGAACATTTACAAACCTGCTGGACGCACGTACAGCATAATATTATATGATTATGAATAGACTTGTTTTTAGTGAGGGTGGACAACCTGTTTGCCTGGATGACTTGAAACTCTTGCAAGAATTGTTTTTTGAGTCCATGAAGCCTTTTTTAAAAGCTTTGGTGAAAACAGATGTGTTCATCTTGGAAGACTATATTTTCCAAAACCCAGAATTGGATGAAGAAAAAGGGGAAACGAAATTTACGCTGTTGTCAGGAACTCTTGTCGTAAACGGAGACTTCTTGACTTGGCCTGACACAGATTTGTCCATACAGGATTGGAATCAGCCTATCTATTTATGTGTCAAAAATGTCGATTCCGATATGAGATTGTTTGAAGATGGTCAAAGTAGAAATTGCACAAAATCAAAGAAAATTTACGCAAGTACCGACAAAACTGGCGCAGATGAAGCATATAACATATATAACTTACATTCTTTACTGGATTTATTGTCATCGGCCTTGGAACTTGGAAGCATTAAGGAAAATTTAGATGTGCAATTTTATAATGGCTATTCGGGTAAGGTAAAAATAAGCAAAGTTGACAATGGAACAGATGCACAAATTTCCATAGATATAAAAACATCGAGAACAGACTGGGATACGGAAGAAGCCTTGCTAAGTAGAGGTATGCTATTCACAATCAATGATGCAACCTATGCAGAAACTCTCCAAGGAAAGAAAAGCCCTTCCTTTGAATATTTGGGGAAGAAGTATGAGCTTCATGTCGCAGCCAAACCTGTCGCAGCCGTGGTGATTTTGACACCAGAAGGTGGCATTCCCAATGGTTTTTATGATGATGACTATAGTTTCCCTATCATTCCTATTTCCGTAACATTTAAACTTGGTGATTTCGTAAAATTCTCAAAGTAATATGGAAACAATTTATAAGCTTCAGCAACGTGCCGATGCCTTGCGACGCAAGAATCAGGTGGATAGTATCACTCCAGAAGAGGTGGGTGGCCTTCATGCCGACACCTTAGCATATCTTGCCGACATGGAGCAAAATGCGGATGGACTTGGCATCCATCAAGTTTACAAGAGCTATGCCGCAATGAAAGCGGACGGCACGGCTCCTGTAGGCACAAATGGCAAACCACTTCGCTTTGGTCAACTCGTAGCCATTTACGATGCAAACAACTCAACGCAGGCAGAGAGCGGAAACGTCTATGCCTTCCAAAAGGGAAATACAGCGGAGCCATGGCTACTGATGGGAAACCTTGGCAGCATCTATGCTCTCCAGAAGCAAGTTGACCAGGAAATCAAGGATCGTGGCGAAGCGGACAATAGCATCAAAAAGTCCATCGAGGAAGAGAAGTCAAATCGCTCTGACGCAGATACGGAGCTTTTGAAGCGTCTGCAAGGCACGAGCGAGAGCAGCAATGCCCTCACTGATCCATTCCTCAACCTTGGGAACTTCACTGATGGCGACACCTCTAAGGAAGAACAACTTCAGGCAAAACTGGACGCAGCCTATGCGAGCACGGAGAACTACAAGTTCGTGGGTGTGCTCAGAGCCACGTTTGATGGTGTGAACGTCCAGGTACATCAGTTTGTCATCGGCTATGCGAGGGAATATTGCATCCAGGTGGCAGAAGGCCCTGTCAGACTCAACGACGATGGCAGGCTGGCAAGCGGCACTACCTTTGCCGAATACATGCGTACCCACACCAAGGAGAACGGATGGACGGAGTGGACGCTTTGTGGTGGAAAGTCTTTGGCCGACAACATGCGTGAGAGCATCGCCAAGACAAGCGAGGCGACCTTGAAGTCCATCGACGCAAAGATGGGACAGCCTGGCGGCATCGCCCAGCTTGACGAAAACAGCACCATCCCAAAAGAGAACCTTCCAAAGGAGGTTTATGACGTGGTGATGGTGAGCTACTGGGACACAAATTCCATCTCCATGGTCGGAGCCTACAGATACTCCAGCCAGGAGAAGAAACTTGAAAGACTCATCGACACGGTGGAGGATGGCGACATCAAGCCGAAATGGGTGCAGCAGACACTCAGCTCATCAGTGATCTACGTAGATGTGGTAGGCAAGGTTCCATACATCTGGACTGGCACGGACATGGCGCAGATAGCACCGAAGGCAACTCCAGCGAGCATTTTTAACGCCACCACGGAGGTTCCCATCACTGGCTATTACCAACTGTCCGACCCCGACAACCCAAGCATGTCCGCCATCAATGCGGCATGGAAGGAAGGCAAGGCTGTGAGCGGACTGATCATTTCCTTCGAGATGTCGGCAGGCATCTGGAAGACCTACCAATATGTGGGCAAGACCGTGACGGAGGCAAACTGGTTCAACCCGGATAACTGGAAGGACTTTGGCTCCCTTGCAGCAGGATCTGAGACCTACATCATCATCGACACTCTGTTGGGCAACCCAGAGGTGGGAAGCTACTGGACTTTGGCGACCGCAGTGCAAGCCCTCTTGAAATACCAGGAGAAAACAGGCGTGCAATATGCCAAGAAGGGACTCATCATCTCCTATTCGACAGGAGAGAAGCAGATGGAGACCAAGCAGTTCCAGGGCGACTTGACAGAAATCGGTGAAATCGGGCTGTGGAAGGACTTTGGAGGCGGCTCAGGCGTGGATGCAAAGGATGATCCAAAGGCAGACGGAAAGGACGCTCTCTCCACTGGAGGTGCATACAAGTGCATCCCCACCAACATCAAGGTGGACACGGAAACGGAGGGCGTGGTGAAGCTGCAACTCGAAAATGCGGCTGGCGAGGGCATCGGGGACGAACAGCAGTTTGCCGTCGGCACTGGAAGCGGTGGCGGCTCAGGAACCATTGTCAGCATCCAGTTCGAGAACTCGCCCCTCTATGCCAAGGCCGGAGGCTCTGTGCTCATCAAGGCAGCCATCCGAAGCATCACAACGCAAGGTGGCAGCGAGATAGACAACATGATCGAGAAAATCGTGCTCAAAGACCGTGACACGAACCAGGTGTTGGAGACCATTGCCGTAAACAAGGCATCGTCCGCCACTGGTGACACATACGACTTCACTGTGGATGTCAGCTCCTATTTCGTAACAGCCACAAACAAACGATTCCAGCTGGTGGCATACGATGACGCAGGAAACAGCGGTTCAAGAAACATCAACGTCTCAGGCGTGGATGTCTCCATCACAAGCGTGCAGACCCTCAACTACACCCAGAGCACCAGCCTTGCAGTCGGTGGCACAGCCAAGAGCATCCCGATGTATAAGTTTGCCAACAACGCAAGCGACAAGGGCATCAAGGTCATCACGGAGATCTATGTCAACGAGCAGTGGCAGGTACTTGGAACCTCCACCATCATGGACACCTATTCCCATTCCGTGAGCATAGACCCACAAAACTGTATGGGCACGCCACTGGCACATGGCGCATATCCCTTGCGAATCCATGGCGAGGACGTGGGAAGCGGCGTGGTTGGAAATTACCTCCACACGTCCGTCATGGTCGTGGAGGAAGGAAACGTCACACCTATCGTGGCGACACGATGGTACACGGACGAAATGGAGGGCAAGCGCAAGCTCTATGAGTCCATATCCGTGGAATATGCCATCTACGTTGCGAACGACAACAACCCGAAGGCTGTCATCCTCTATGACGGCAGCGTGCAGAACAACAGCGTGGCATATCGCTCCCAGACATACACCTTCACCAAGCAGGTGATGGAGGGCGTGCATGATGGCTCCAAGACCATCGTGGTGTACGTAGAATGTGGCGAGTCATCATCCCAGGCAGCGTCGTTTGTCATAGATGGAAGCCTCGTGGACGTGGAGGAAGTGAGCACACAGCGTGTGTTCAACATCACCATGGACTCACGCTCCAACAGCGAGGAGGACAAGACCATCAAGGACGGAGACACCTCCATCAGCGTGGAAGGATCCAACTGGAGCACCAATGGATTCGTGAAGGACACCTTTGGAACGGCATCCTATGGCACGGAGGCCGACAACGGCATCATGTCCTTGCGCATAGCAGAGAACATGAGGGCAGTGTGTGACTACAAGCCGTTCGCCTCCAACAGCATCGAGCAAAACGGAATGGCCATCAGCTTCACGGTGAGGGTGAAGAACGTGGAGGACAGGAACGCCAAGCTGATAGACTGCCTTGGCGACAACAAGGTGGGCTTCTACCTGACTGGCGAGAAACTTGTCTTCACGTGTGACGGAGCCACCGCCACCAATCCCGATGACCTTGGTGCGCAGCAAACGGCTGTGGTGTATTACGCACAAGACGCAGTGACACGCTTCGACATCGTGATAGAGCCTTCCTCCATCGCCCCTTACTCAGGCATCGGCAGCATCAAGATATTCCGCAACGGTGACGAGGCAGGTGCCTGCTACTATGACGCTGGCAAGCTCATCAACAACGACCACACCATCAACTTCGATGGCACAAGTGCCGACATCTATCTTTATAAGTTGACGGCATGGGCTACATACTTCAATTTCCGCCAGGCTGTCGATAACTACCTTGTGGGACTGAAGGACACCAAGGAAATGCTCAGCGAGTATGAGAAGAACCTTGTCATGGCATCGCAGACGGCAGAGGGAACGACCAAGGACAGACCAACCATGCAGGCTTGCCTCAACGCAGGGCTTTGCTGTGTCACACTCCTGAAGAACCCAGACACCGACGACATAGAGCAGAACTATCCTGGCTATCTTGACAAGTTGGATGGCGACAAGAAGACGAAGGCACTCTTCGACTGGATCGTGAGATTCCCAAACCGCCCATGGCAGGACTTCAAGGTGGTGCTCGTGCCTACTGTGAACCAGGGAACGACATCATCGCTCAAACCTATCAAGAACAAGAAGGGCAAGTTCAAGGGATGCAAGATCATCCTCCTCCACTCAGAGGAAGACTTCACTGGCGAGGAGCTGGAGAAGTTCAAGCTTTGCCAGAAGATGGCGGCCAAGGGCAAGATACAGGTGAAAGATGGCGGCATGTGGATCAGCACATCCACCATCAAGGTGGACTACTCAGACTCAGGAGGCGCAAACAACGGAGCCACCATGGAGCTGATGAACAAGTTGCAGCGTGCGCTTGGCGAGAGATACATGACACCAGCGCAGAACGCCTACAAGGGAAACGAGACCATGAACACGTCCATCGACTCTGTGCCATGCGCCCTTTTCCGCACAGACATCAACTCTGTGGATGCCACCAACGAGTCCTATGCCTATTTCCATGCCAAGGCAAACTTCAACGTTGACAAGAACAACCCAAGTTTCTTTGGCTTCGAGAAAGTGGACGGATATACGGCAGACTGCCTCAATTATGGCGACATCAAGGAACTCGTTGCAGCCAAGGGACAGAAGCTGACGGACTTCAAGGATGAGGTACTGAAGAATGTTTCATCCCTTGTGGCAGGAAACATCTACATGCTTTCAGAGTATTGCGGCAACGGAAATGTCTTCCTGGAGAATGACGGAACAGGCTCCATGGTGGAGACCACAGCCGTGGCTGACCCTACGGAAACCGCCAAGACCCTCTCTGAGGTAATGTCTGACAACGTGAGCGAATATGACTGGACGCAGGTCTATCATACGTCCGATGACAGATACGCCAAGTACAGCGGTGGCAACTGGAAGGACACCACTGGCTCCATGAGCTACGACAAGGCAACGAGAAAGTGGACGGTATCTGGAAGGGTGCTGAACCCAACGACCTGCTACGAATACCTGAAGTATGATTATCTCTGTTGGCTGAAGGGCGTGAATGGTGTTGACGACATGATGAGGGTGGATGAGGCGACTGGAAACCCGGTGTGGATGTCATACTTCGAGGCGAGATACCCAGACGACGATGACCTTGTGGCGTTGTATGAGTCTGGCAAGAAGGTTCCATACGACCTCTACAAGTTCCTCATGTTTACTCAGCAGTGCAGCAACGACCTCACGGAGGCAGATGGCGACATCACGCTTGACGGTCTCACTGTCAGGGGCACTAAGGAGAACCGCCTGAAGAAGTGGTCTCACGAGCTTCACAAGTTCGCCAACGTCCACAGCGTCGGATGCTATGTGGTCGCAAGCGACTACATCCTTGCCGTTGACCAGCGAAGCAAGAACATGATGCTCAGCTTCTATCTCGACACCGACGGTGAGGTGAGGGCTTACTTCAACCACTGGTATGATGGTGACTGTGTCTGGAACTATGACAACGACTGTGCCCTCACCGTACCATGGGATTTGGATGCCGTGAACGACCCTAAGCATTATTACCAGGGATGGAACAGCGTGATGTTCCAGCAATCATACAAGGTGGACGGCTTCTGGCTTGATGAGACTGGCGACAATGTGGTGACGCTCCATGACATCGCTGGGGAGATGCGAAGCGTAGAGGCAGACGGAATGAAGATTTTCTCAGTGCAGGGTTGCACCAAGCTATGGGTGACCGACCGACTGGCAAAGTGGGCGAAGGTCATTTCCTCATTCGATGGCGAGCGAAAGTACATCGAGAACTCCACGGCAGGAGCCAACTATTACTATGCCGTGCATGGTCTTCGCCTTGATGATCTGCCTGAGACATTCAGAAAGCGTTTCGCATACCGTGACGGCTACTATCAGGTTGGTGAGCTTTACACCAACCCATTCAAAATGCGTGCCGTGGGCACTGAAATCTCCATTGCCATCACGGCAGCACAAGACAGTTTCTTTGGAATCGGTGTGGATCGTGCGGATGCGTGCGTGGACAGTTGCTATCTGAAGGCTGGCGAGAGCTACACGCTCAGAAGCGGCATGACCGCCTCTGGCGCAGGAACCATGCTCTATGTGTTCGGGGCGAAGAACCTGGCAAGGCTCGACTTGTCTGGATGCACCCCAAAGGCTGAGAGCTGGGACATCTCCAACTGTGAAATGTTGCAGGAACTCGTGCTTGGTGGCGAGGACTACGAGCCTATGGACGGTACGGCTGCCATCACACAGTTGAACCTTGGAAACAAGCCGTTCCTCTCTTCCATTGACGTGAGGAACACGAAGGTGACTTCCATCACTGCCACATACTGCCCACGATTGAAGACCGTCTTGGCAAAGAACTCCTCCCTGTCAAGCATTGACTTGGCGGAAGCCTCGCCAATAGAGATCCTTCAGCTTCCGTCAACGATGTCGAACCTCTCATTCAAGAACTTGCCAAGGCTGCAATACCCTGGTGGGCTAACCTTCGATGGCATGGGTGGCATCAAGAGCGTGCTCGTGACGAACTGCCCAAGGATAAGTAGCACCCAGTTGCTCCTCGACTCAATAGGTGGAGGCGCAAGCATCAAGTACATCCGTCTGACAGACGTGAACGTCTCAGGCTCATCCACCATCCTGCAAGCCTTGATGGACAGTGAGGCCGTGGGACTGGAAGTGAACGGAACACCATACGATGAGAGCGGAAAGTGCTCTGGTCTGACAGGTAGATGGATTATGACTGACTTCATCACCAAGGAGAAGCTTGCCTCGTTTGCGGCTTACTTCCCAGAGATGACCGTATATAACAGCCAATACAGCGCAATCGTGTTCGATGATACCGTGGGCGACCCTCAGAACATCACCAACCTCGACAACAAGACAGGGCATGACTACAGCAATGAGTACAAGCCATCCGCCCATGTGAGCCAGATTTGGAAGGACATGAAGCCTGTCATCGGCATCTACGACCAAGGTAGCTCCAAGATGACCTGCATCCCGATGGATGAGAAGGACTACTCCAAGCTTGCCGACGGCAGATCAATCGAAAACATCTATGACAAGGGTGAGTACGATGCCTTCATGTATATCGGCAGATATTGGTACAAGGGCATCAATGACGTGAAGCATGACAGAAAGTACCTGTTCTTTTCAAGCCTCCAGGAAAGACCTCTTCCAAGTGCCAACGTGGTGAAGAGGGTGAAACTCCAGGACATCTTGCTTGGTGCAAGTTGCTCTGTCTGCACGGACTCGCTTGACTCCAGCATCTATGATGAGAAAGGAAACGTCAAGATAGACAGTTCCACAACGTTCGTCCGCTCCAACGTGAGCTATAATGCGTACAAGATGGATGTGGAGGGAATGAAGCAGGTACGATGGCCTGGCGTTACAAGCAGCCGTATCGGTGCTATATTCGTCAAGGAGGACGGAAGTGTCATCGAGACATACAACTTGACTGGCATGGCATCCGACTCAGACTTTATGGAAGGTGACTATACCTTCACGTCCGTTCCTGATGGAGCGAAGTACTTCATCTTTGCGGTGAAGACCGTCAATGAAGATGGCGAACTCATTGCCGTTGACAGTTCTGAACTCGAAGCCATAGAACCTGACTGGGTGGAGCACAAACCAGAGCTTGTCGGCATCTACGAGGCTGCCATGATGAGCGGAACGCTCAAAAGTGTCAGTGGCGTGGCTGCCAAGCTTGGAGATGGCAATAGCAACACATATATAGGTTGGGCGTATGACAGCGAGGGAAAGGTGACCTATGTGGATCCTACGGACATCCAGGACATGAACCTTCACTACACATACAAGGACTTCCAAAACCTGGCATGGCTGAGAGGAAACGGCTATCAGATGATAGACTATGAGACAAGCAAGGACGTGGCAAACCTCTTCTATGCCCTTGTGGGAAATCGTGACGCTCAGTTGGTATGTGGCTATGGCCGTGGCGTAGGCTCATCAAGCAGCAACGGTTACACGAACAATTACAAGACTGGTTACTGGGATTCCATCGGCAAGGCAAACAGCCCATGGAACAATGGCATGGGAAACAAGGTGCTTGGCATCGAGAACTTCATGGCTTGCAACTGTGAGTGGATGGACAATGTTGGTGTGAACATCAAGAGTTATGTGTCATTCCTGAAAAACAAGATGGTTCCAGTGAGCGGAGATATGCTTGACAGTGTTTGGCACATCTATGATCCTCTCACCAAGACTGAAAGAACCGTACAAGGCATCAATGCCAATGGTTATTGTATCGGACGTGTGAGATTTGGACGCTATGCAGATGTCGTTCCTACCAAGCTAACGAGCGACAACAGCAAGTGGAACCAAAATTATACAGACATTTTTTGGTACACTCACAGTAGCGGTCGTGTCCTGTATCGTGCCAACTACAATGCGAATGCGTATGGCGGTCTCGCCTATGCGAGTGCGTATTACGCTTCATCGTACTCGAATACGTACATCGGCTCTCGTCTCGCCTTCAGAGGAGCGATAGAGCTGAAAACAGCGTAAGGGCGAAAAAGCGTGAAAGCGTAAGGTGGAGACCTTCTAAAAAAGGTGCTCCACCTCCAAATACCGACGTAAGTCGGTCGATTTTTGAAAAATTTTTATTACTTTTGCACCCCGAAAAGGAGGATGGTAGAGGGGTTCAGCGGTCGTGTCCTGTATCGTGCCAACAACAATGCGAATGCGAATGGCGGTCTCGCCTATGCGAGTGCGAATTACGCTTCATCGAACTCGAATACGAACATCGGCTCTCGTCTCGAATTAAGAACTACCTGTCTTTAGACAGTCTCATCGCACCCATGCAACAAGCAACGTGCTTGCCCACTGTACGTGCGAGAACCCTGAGCCACGGCAACAGCACAATATTGTGGAAAGCCGAAACATAAATTGGAGTCCTGAAGGCTTATGGAAAATTTTGTTATTCTGGATAATTTGATTCCAGAGATTGTTTCTTTCGAGAATCTGAGCAGTAGCTTTGATTATGTCGTTAGAGCCTTAAAGGAAAAGCAGAGAAAACGTTTTGAGGCGAAAAAAGATGATGTTATCGCCTTCTTGCGTAAGCACATTGAAGATGGAAGTTTTCAAGTTACTAATTTTGAGACCTTGCATGTGAAGGATGGCCCAAAGGAAAGAGAGGTGCAAGCTCCTCCTGTCATTGACAGAATAGGATGCCATGCCATTATGAATGTGTTTGAAGACCATGTATATCCCACGGTCATCGAGACATCCGCTGCAAGCATCAAGGGAAGAGGTATGCACTACCTCCATCACATCTTGGAGGAAGACATACATGAGTGCGAGGGGAATCTGTATTACTATCAGTGCGACATTCATCATTTCTATGATTCCATTAACCAGGAATTGATGTATGATGACTTGAAACACTATGTGAGTGATCCCATCGTCTTGAAGATCTTTTCAAACTTTGTTCATTTGCTGCCCAATGGGCTTTCAAAGGGACTGAGAAGTTCACAGTGCTTCGCCAACTTGCATCTGTCACCAATAGACCACCACATGAAGGAAGTGGAGGGAGTCAGGTACTATTATAGGTACTGTGATGACATCGTAATGATGTCCACTGACAAAAGAGAGTTGTGGAAGTGGCGTGGCATCTTGCACCAAGAACTTGGCAAGCTGGGGCTGCAAATCAAGAAAAGCGAGGCTATAAGACCCATTACCGTTGGCCTCGACTTCCTTGGTTTCGTGCATTACGAGGAATAAGGAAACGAACCAAGCAAAAGGCTGCAAGGCATCTCGCCAAGGTCAAGAGCCGCAAGAGAAGACAAGAGATCATCGGCTCATTTAAGGGTATGGCTTGCCATGCCGACTGCAAGAATTTATTTTTCAAACTAACAAATAAACGTATGAAGAAATTCAGTGAACTGGGTATCACATATACCCCAGAGGATGGAAAGAAACGTTTCCCTGGCAAGGCAGTGCGCCTGAGTGCCATTGTCAACAAGGAAATAGAGATCCATGACTATGAGAAGGATGTGAAGACCTCGCAAGGTGAGGGCAGATACATCGTAAGCTTCAAGGATGCCAAGACTGGAGAATGGGCAAAGTTCTTCACTGCATCTGAGGAAATGAAACAAATCTTGGATAAGGCAAGCGACATCGAGGACTGTTTCCCATTCACAACTGTGATTGAGAGCGAGGTCTTTGATGGCAACAAGGTGAAATACCGCTTTACTTAAACAAGATTTGAACAGCAGTTTATAAACAATTAAACATTATTGAAATGGAAAAGATCTATGGTTCCCCAATTCGTCAGGACGGATTGATGCAAGTTGGTCGAAACCGATGGGACTTGTTCTATGGTTTTGGCAAGGATGAAGACAATGACATGGGCTGGAACTGGCGCACGACATTTGATCATCATCCGACATTGGAAGAAGTGAAAGATACTATTATCACTCAGATCAATTCAAACGCACAGAAAGCGATATTGGAGGACTATGAGTGGAATGGTCACAAGGTTTGGTTGTCTGATGAAAATCAAAGAAACTATGCTTTGGCCTATGGTTTGGCCAAGGATGGTGATTTGAAGACGATGCCAACAGTGAAGTTTGGCTCAGATGATGATCCTTTCCTTTACACGTTCAAAGATGTGGAAGAGTTGACTTCCTTTGCCATTGGTATGCAAAAGCATATTCAAACGTGTCTTGAATCGGCATGGAAGGAAAAGGAAGAAATAGACTGGTCTTTGTTCAATTAATTCAACAAAAAAGCATCCAAGTTTCATTGCTTGGATGCTTTTTTATTGCACATTTCGTTTTTCCGTCTGAAAATCGCATTTCGTTTTTGATTCCGCACGCTTTTCGTTTTGCCGTGATTATTAGAAAGACACTTTTCCATACCCCTTTGTCTTTGTTTATTGATGGGGCTATGATAAGCATATCATGCCCCCAGACATCTTCGCTATAGATATACGTTTTCTCTTTGACTGTCAAATGTTCTTTGGTAAGCTTTACTGCCGTTTCCCGACTCGGTGCTCTTACAATGTATTCTTTGACTCTCCAATCTGATGTTTCGTTAGTCAACCAATATTCAAGGTTTTCTACGATTACAATATGCAGTTTTTCTTTCTTCATGACTATTTCTTGTTATTAGCGTATTCCTCTCACTTGTTCGCGCTCTTGTTTTTTCTCATAGCTTTCTGAGGCATTGCGCAAATCCTGTCTGTTGGATATTGTTGCCTGGTCAGCTTTGGCAAGTATGCGGTTGGCAATCGTGTTCACAGTCAAGGATCCCTCATTGTATGCTTCTATAACGGATTGCGGCAAAGTGACAAGACGTGGAACATTATCCATGTCAACAAGTAACACGTTACCTTCTATCTGTGGGTTCTTCAGTCGTTTGTCAAGCTCCTCATCAGCATACCGTTTATAGCGAGAAACAGGTTGCTCGCCATTCTCTTTCCGATACTCGGCAAGAGCCTCTTGACCAACAGTATTGAACAGACTGGCACCACCATACAACATGAGCGGTATCTTCATCAAAGGATTACTGATGAATGTTCCACTGACAAGGGCCGCCAAAGGCATCATTGTTTCCTTGTTCAGCCCTATAGACCTTGTCTTTCCCGTAAACACGCCGACTAACATGTCTGGCAGCATGGACAGTGTGATTCCCAGATGTTGCATGGTGTCCCCCATGCCACCCATTCCCATGGAACCAATCAAGTTGTCCCATCCTGCGTATTCTCCAGTAGAAGCACCTGGCATTGTTGCTTGCGCGGCCTCCGCTTCATTGGCGTTTGTCGTGTAAGCCGTAGAATCATCAGCTTCCGCTATATTGGAATAATGCACAGCATCTTTACCATTTTTGCGGTCTGCGAGTTCTTTCTGTATTACTTTGGCGAATGTCTCGTATTCCATAGCACGAAAAGTGGCATCAGAAACGGACATCATGGTGGATTTGCCGTTTGCTTTCACCGTTCGTTCCCCAGCATTGACGGCTTGATTGACCTTATTCCTATATCTCTGACCATTCTTGTTTGCCCAGTCCAAAGCAATGCTCAACTGTTTGTCTGTGGCATAAGCACAACTTTTGAATCCCATCTGATCAAGCATCCATTTAGGGACACTGGCTTTCTTCTTGCTTGCAGCTGCGACCTCCTTCTTTGCCTGTTGCTTCTGTTGTTCTACATACTTTTTTTGTTGGCCTTGGGACGTGCGTTCAACCACTTCCGTACCACCATCTATAGCCAACTGTCCGAAGAAACCGCCAGCACCCCATGTAGTAGCGGCGTTGATAAGCCATGAACCGATGTTTCCTGCCACTTCTTCAAGAAGAGAAGGGTTGTACTTTTCTTCAGCTTTCTTGTTGATATGGTCTTGCAATGAGGTTGTTCTGACCCTTTCGGGAATATAGAAGATACTTCCTTCTGCCGCTTTACGGAGTATGTAGTCTGCACTTGACTTTGGCATTTGCTGCTTGACAAGGTAGTCTATCATCTTTTTCTCCATCACAGCATCAACGGTTATGTGCTGTCTTTTCAGTTCAGCCTTGACCATGTTGATATAGTCATCTACCGTCTTACTATTCCACTCGCCAATGTATTTTAGGTTGTTATAATAGGTCGCTGTGGCAGTCATGCCACCATCTGGCCCTGCCGCCCCTGCCAAAACAGCTCCCAATGAAGAACTATATCTTCCATATTCCTCCATCTGTTTACGGCTTAGGTCATCACGAACTTTCTTCATGATGGGGATGACTTTGGATGTGAAGATGTCTTGCTTGTCGTTATTTGCTGTTGCCATGATTATATGAATGACTGTCTTAACTGATTGATTACCTGTTCTCTAGTTTGGGCAAGGGCTGCATGGAGGACTTCCATCTGACGAGGGAAAAACTCTTCCAACCACTCGTCCTTTGCCACATTGTCCTGTATGAACTTAATGGCTAACTGGCGATTGATTTCTATGGCTCGTTCACCTTTCTTCTTGCCATTGAACCAAGCCTTTGTCCACCACACGATGCCGTCCTTGTCGGGATAGACGCTGACGGTACGTTGTATGTCGAAGCTCTGAATGTCTATGTCGAAATTCTCGAATGGGTCTATTATCCCTTGGCTTGCTATGGCGTTGTCAGTAGCTTTTTTTTTTCGTACTCCGTCATTGTAGAGAGGAATACTCCATGCATCAGAGCGAGGTAGTTGAGAAAATCATGTGTCAAGATGGTCTGTATGCGTCCTATGATGCCCAAGCTACGCTCTCCCAAGCCCAAGGGGTTGAGCATACTCGGTGTGTGTTCATAATAAGCGCCACTATTTGCACCATCTGCCAAGACATCACGTAGGACTTGCTCTGTTCCGTTGGGTACCTTGTATCTGCTTGTCAGCAAGTCAATCATGTACTTGCCGAAGAACCTCTGATACATTTGGTCAATCTCTGGTTGTTGGCTATCGTATGGAGTTTCCACTTTGAAGTCTAATGTGGCAATTTCAGGATTGTTCCCTTGAATGGTCTTCTGCTCATAAACTATAAGATTGTCCCTCACCATCGTAAGAAACTCAATCGGGTCTATTTCATCACCATTGAAACGAACTTCAATGTGAAGGGTGTCATCACACACAGCAATGTTGTCACCAGCATTTACGCTTTTGCCAAAATTGCAAATGGACTCCTTGATATGTGAATAGACCACATCATAGACAGCGGAGCTTCCTGCTGCATAATTGCGATAGTTAACTGTTATGTTGAATCCTTTTTCACGGTCACTGGCTATTCCAGATACTACACCTGTGGCAAGAGCTTTGAGCCATGTGTGGGGATAGACCTTGAAGTCTACTCCATGATGAAAGAACTCCTTGCCAGTCACAGGGTGTGTCTGTTTACCATAGCCGAGCGTTATCTCCAAAGGTGTCGTTTCTGACAACTCAAATGGCATGGCGTAACCGCTTGGAGAAACAAGATTCATAGACTGTTTGTATTCCATGTCTTTGCTTATTTGTTTAGTTGAGCTTTATGTCCGGCTTGACGATACCTGTGCCAGGTCTTAAGATTGGGTCAAACCTATGGTCTGGCCGCCAGATCGGATTGTTGATGTCGGGAATGGTTATGTCTATTTTTCCCCAACGGTCTCCACCTGCAAAGTCCCCAGAGGAACTTCCCGAAGAGTTCGTGTTTCCTGCAAGCAAGCCCGACTCCTGATAGTCGAAGAACTTAGGAAGGGCAATCGTCATACACAACATGGCTACACAACCTCCTCCCCATGTGAGAATGCGCTTCTTTACATTTCTGTCATTGTTGGCAATGGCATAATAGATGACAAACGCTGCCACTATGCCTATGATGCTTGCAAGGACATAGCCCAATGCTTGAACATACGGCGTATAGCTATAAATGGCATCCCCTGCAGTCCCAATGCCATCTGTAATGCTGTCTGCAAATGCCTGACTTGCAAACAGGCTTGCTCCAAATACTGTTAATGTCTTTCTCATATTATTCGTATTATTGATGTTACTGATATTACCGATGCCTGTTGCGTTGTTGCTGTTCATCTTGCATCATCTCTTGATTTTCGGCTTGGGCAACTGTCTGTGTCTGCCGTTGTGAGTTGTTGCCTATCATCATCATGGCCATCAATGCGCCACCGACTTTTCCCAGTAGTCCAGTCCGACCAAATACCATATAGGCAGCAGCTATCAAAGCACCTATTCCCCAACCAGAGATTTTCCCCGAAGCAAGATTGTTGAAGAAATTACCAAACATATTGGTTCCGTTGCCTCCAAACAGGTTGCCGATGAAAGAGCTGATGCCTTTCAAAGTGTCCCCAAAAGTTCCCAGCAATCCTTTTGTTTCCGCTGCGGTGTCCTTAATTTCTGAAATGACCTTGTTTGTGGTGTCCTTTACTTGCTCTACCGTGTTTTCACCTGTATAGCCGTTTACGACATCGTGCGCAAAGTCTCCAGTTCCGTCTGTTCCACCACGGAGCGTTTTACCTACAGCTGTGCCAATGGACTCGTCTGGATGCGAAAGTTTCTGCCATCCTGCGAAAGTTGCCACACTTGCAACTGCTGTGGTTTTCGGATTTTTTGCGACAGCGCCAACAACGGAACTGCCGCCTTTCCATAGCGTGGACGTTACTTTAACTCCACTTCTCCATAGTTTGGGTATAACCCTTGTCGCTAATGATAACCAACCCATATCTTTCTATTTTTTAGGTTTTACACTCTTTGCATTTACTCTCCACACACTCAGACAGTCTTCTATAATTCCTGCCTTACCAGTTCTATGTGGCAAGGAGCCATATTCAATGTTGTGCCACACAAGTCCCATATTCGTGCATCTGACAAGTTTTGTCAATGTTGCTAACTGATAGTTCATGTCCTTTAGCTGAGGACGGATAGAGAACACCAGTTCTATGCGTTGCTTCTCGGTCATCTTATTGTTGATACACACCTGACGGATTGTATTGACGATGCCGACGCTCTTGTTTATGATGCTGACATAAATGTCGTTACGCTTGTTGTGCAAGGCTACGGCCACGGCATTTGTCGGCGCATTGCCAATCTGTGCAGACAACTTGTTCATGTTCTCACACAGATGATTGATCTCATAATAGAAACCATATGTTTGTGCAGCGTATGAGATGATGCTACGGAAGGAATTCAGATAGTTGTCAAACTGCTTCTGATAGTTGGCTGTACTCTCCACTTCCTGCTTCAGCCATACATGTCCCTCGGTTTCTGCTGCCATAGTTTTCAACTGTGAGTTGTATTGCGACTTTGCCTTGTTGGTGTAGTCGATAATCATACCGGTCAAGACTGGATCCATCTGTGCATAGCTTCTTGTAGGATTCATCCATACGAGTAAGCCAAGTAATATGGGTAATACAATGGTCTTCATACGCTACTTTGAATACAGTGAAACTTCCTTGGCATAACGCTTCCAATGTGACAATGACTGCAATGCCACTTCATGCTTGTCCCTTTCGATCATTCCTGCTGTAGCTCGGTTCCAGACATCACTCATCCGGTAATGACGTATACTGATATACAACAAATGCAGCTTATGTGAAAATGAGGATAGCTTGTCTTCCAGTTCCCATAAGGTTTTGGAACGTTCGGCTCCAGTGAGCATATTGGTTGATCCGCCTTTGGCAATGGCATCCTTTAACAATGTGAACACCGACAGCATTTCTGTAGTTGTTTCCATATAGAGATTGTTCATGCTTACAGTAGCGGCTATACCTTGTGGATTGTTATTGACAGCTTTTCTTAGTTTTCCAAGTGTCAGCAATATGCGCACGCCATCATCATAGATGTGCGTAGCTGCCTTTAATGCGGAAGCGTAGTTTGTGGCAGTTTTCAGATAACTGTTATAATCTTTCTCCCATTGCTTCATCTTGGTAAATTCTCCTGCCATCACATTTTGCGCCAGTGCAGTATTACGCTGCGCTTGGGTTTCCGACTTGACGGTTCCGTTAATGAGATTGTTGCCAGTAGCGAGGATTGTGTATTCGCCAGGGTTCGAGGTTACAACCTGCCCATATGTTCGACTGCTTGTTATCAACAGCAGTATCAATGCGACAACAGACACAATGAGCCATTTGCCGTTGGCATCATCTTTACCAAAGGGAAACAAACGATTTTCCAATTTGCGGAATGTTTTATGTGTTCGTAAATTCATGTATGTTGTGACGCTTTTTGTTTAATTCAACTCGTTCTCGTATCGTGGAAATCAGGTCCACCTTATTGCTAATGCCTACAAGGTCAAGACGTGGGTGGGTTCTATCTCCGCTATAAATGCTGATTGTTTTAATACCCAATAATATCTGGAGGAAGGAACGCTGCTCACTGTAATCTATGACCCTGTACAATTCAATGAAATCCCTGCTACAAGAGAAGACTCCACACTCGTATTTCAACTGCTCCGATGTGATTACATATACCGTTCGAGTCACATACAGATACCGATAGAGCAAGTAAAGGATTAAGATGACGGCTACACCTATTATATAAGGTGGCAGCCACCTTGGAGTGAGACCGTCATAACCAGCCAATGCAACCAGGACAATAACACCGGCAATAGTCATTCCTTCTTCTGTGTAGAACTGCATCACTGAAGGATGTATTCTTATGGATGGATATGATATGCTCATATTATCTGCCTATATTGTGACGGTGCTTCTTCTCATCACTCTCGCTGATTTCAATCTCACCGTCGCTGTTAAGGTCAATTCCTGCACTTACAGTCCTATCGTCTTCACCGCCTTGACTTTTTTGCACAATCCGTTCTGTTTCTTGACGGATTAGCTGGTCATTCCAATCTTTGCTGCCGTCTTCAGGGACTTCACGGACAACCGTAAGGTTTGGCAGGGCATAACTTTCACGTTGTGTAGGATGGAAGAACTGTACGGAATAGGTCTTTACCGCTTCATATGGTGACTCTCCATGACTGACCAAAGCATTGCTGTTTCTCGTGCCAAAGGCAGGATAGAGATTGAGCTCGTTATAATTGTCAAAGTCTATATTTGACACATAACCTTCAGGGAAATGCTTTTCAAGGAACTCCGTTACAAGTGTTTCCTCTTCCTCTGTCAATCCTTCATAGTCACCATTTTCAATAGCGCAGATAGCCCAATCAGGGATGTCGTATATGCCAAGGTCTTTTAGATGTCCCTGCTCGCTTCCGATACATAGCTTCTCTTTCATCTTGTTGACATACTCTTTATGCAAGCGGTTGGCTTTATCCAATTGGTCTTTGACATCGCCTTCATAACACAGTCCACTGTATTTCATGGACATGTATTCCTCCGCTTCCGTTTCATACTTGCCATATAGTTTGCCAACATCATCAGGCAAAAAGTCTTCATTACCTGACAGAAAGTTGTCTTTATCCATAAGCGAGCCCATGTATTCCGCCATGTCTTCACCATATTTTGGGATGCTTTCCTTGACGTGTTTAAGCTCCGTATTGAAATTCAAAACGAACTGTTTTCCTGCCATGTCATTGTCGAAACATAAGTGGTGACAGGCATTCTGAGCTTCTTTGATTACTCCACGGAACTGCATGACGGTTGGGTTGCCGCCAGTTGAGAGGAAAACCGCATCAGCGAGTGACTTGTTCTTGTGTGCACATAATTGGTAATATGCCATTGCATCATAGGCACTTTCAAACCACAGGACATCTTTTGCATCTTTCAGTTCCGTACCATTAGGACTTGCTATCCATAACCCTTCAGACGAATTGCTGCCAAGAGCCTTTCCTTTGTAGCCGCTTGTGCCGTCAAGACGTGGCTTGCCTCTTTCTTCAAAACCGACAACGGCAGTCTGCCCTGGTAAGTACAGTGGGAAGGATAAATTTTTGAAATACCGTCCTTTCTGTTCCGAAACCTGTCTTGTGGCAAGCATGAACGATGAGCCAAAGGCTTTTTGAGTGGCAATATCTATCATGCGACTCTTGAAGAATGGATAGAACTTCTTGATGTTCTCCATATCGTGCTTTTTGAATTTTAGGACTGTGTAATCCTTAATATCAAAAGGCTTGACGTTATGTCTGGGTTCTATGATGTTGCGCATATCGTATTCTATTGGATTGTTCAGTAGACGGTTACAGACAAGATTTACAAGATGATGCGGATTGATACCGGCATGGTATTCCTGAAAGCAATCTGGATGCTCCGTGATAAAAGAAATGACATTGTACACTTTCTGCTGTGGCGGTTGGAAACAGCATTTTCCGTTTGCTGTCACAATGAACTTGTCTCCTCTGACCCGGCCTCCATTGCTGTCAAGACGTACATATGAGGGATAGCGCAAGCCATCACGTCGATAGAAGTGATAGCCTGCGTCCTTCAACACGTCTTGAATGTCAATCCGTGCCTTGAAATCGTCGTATGATAATTGGTCTGCCAAAATTATAGTTAGTTACTTTGACTGCATTTTATGGTTCCCACTCCAAAGGAACGAATTGGCATGCGGAACGTCCTGATGAGATTTGTAACATCGGAACATTATCCCAAGCTGCACATAGGAGTTCGATTCCGTTTTTCACCGGCTTCCAGACAATACCCTTGGATTTGAAGATGCCCTTGTAGAAATCGATAAATTCCACTCCAAGGTCTTTCTCAATAAGCCGAATCTCTTCTGGAGATACGCTATACTGTTGTTTTCTCTTTTTCTTTTTACTCATTGCTTTATATTTTAAGTTGTTTATCTTCCATGTCCCATACCGTGGCTGTGCGCACCGACGTTGAGCCCTGCCTCAAAAGCTCTTTCTGCAATATCCTGTGGTGAGTCAACTCCCGGCTTGACATATATGCGTCCACTACCATGAACTTCTTGGTGAATCTCTGGGGATGGATGGGGATGCTTGATATGCTCAACATTGTGTGCGATGTCTGCGCCAAGATAGGTTGCTTCACTCATAGCGGTAAGTCCGGCACCCAGGAATGCTCCCAAGTTAAACCCTTGACGCATTTCCGGCCTGGTTTTCATGTCAACCTCATTGAATATCTTTGACATCATGCGTTGGCGTTGATAGTCATCCACGGCCATGAACTTGTCGTATTGCTTCTTGCTGATTTCATGCGTGATAACTTCTCCGTTGATGACCGCACTCATACGGTAAGTGAACTTCTCGTCGTCTTTTTGATCTTTTTGAGGTTGCTTGGCTTCCTGTTGAACTTTTGAAGGAACCTTTTCCACCCAAATATCACCGACTTCAACTTCACGGCCATGTTTACCTTCACGATACCACCCCTTACGCTCATTCATGGCTTCAAGGTCCTTGCCATTTGCGTAACCTTGTTCTGGATTTAGTGTCGGTGCAAGATGCTGCTCATTTTCCAATGGGTCACTGACAACTTGCACATCTTCCTGAAGTTGTTTGCGGAAAGACTCTTCCACTTCTGGCTTCAATGTGATAGAGATGCGCTCTTTACTGTTGAGCATATCCATCGTTACCTTTTCTTTGAAGTCTCCGCTGATGGCATTGTTCAAGATGCTCAGACGCTCGTTGAGTGAAGTGCTCTTCAACGAGTTGTCTGTCAGTTTCTTGACTTCGTTGTCTGTCAGGTCATAAACGAAATCCTGCTGTGTACCATTGGATTGTACTGTCAGTGTCTTTTTGTCGGCATCCACAATGATACCATGGGACGAAAGCACTTCTTGCCACTTTTCATTTGTGAAATAAACATTTGAGGTTATAAGCTCCTTGTATGGCTTGGCTGGCTCTTGGGGTCTTGGACGTGTTACCACCGCAGGAAAGTAGGCTTGCATATCTTTCAGTGGATCCACACTATGACTTTTGCTATCACCTTTGTAGTAATAACCATAACTGCCACTTTTGAGTTCTCCAGGACGTAAACGTCCATCGGAATGTTCTACAACCATCGGTGAAACGGCAACGCCACTCATTCTACGCAAATGGAAACCTTCCTGCATTCTTGGTGTCCAACCTAAAAAATTCCTCCCAAAGGCGTGTGGCGGAATATTGGGATGACACTCATAGATTCTTTCTCTATAACCATGAAGTCCCATGGCAACACGACCGTTGACATTTCTTGCTGCCACATAGGATGATGGCATATCGAAATCCTTTCCGACGATGTTGTTAAACGTCTTGTAGGCATTCTTGTTGGCATAGTTGGTTCCACCGTCAGCGAGAGCCTTGAACTGCTTCTCGTTGATGGGGTATTCCAACAAAGGAGAGTCATGCCCCTGTACCAACAACTTGTATTGGTCTTGCTCTACGACAAGTTGGGCTTTCATACCATTTCTGCGGAGAAGGTCTTGTAACTGGTACGAGAGTTCTCCACGATAAGGCATAGATTCTGAACGGATGCTCATAGTCGCTTCTGTTTAAGTGATTAGTTGCTGATACTCTCTTCAAAAAGCTCTTCACGAAAGTCCATGAAGGCTTTTGCAGATTCTACGGAGGTTGGTGAAAGTCCCTCGTCCTTGCAGAACTGGTGATAGTCTTCTGTTACCTCATCTGATTGCTGCAATACGAAATCAACAGCAGTGATGTTCCCTGCTTCGTATTCTTCACGCAGGGTGTCATAATCGGGATAATTCAT